ATGTTCTCCTGGAACTGCTGACACCGCTACGTCAATAACTTTAGGTGGAAATTATAGTGGATCTTCTGCTATATCATCTGGTGTAGCATACGATCAATTAAATGATTATGATAAAGGTGTAATATTACAGTCTGCAGATGACATAGTTGCATTAGAAGGTGATTCTGTTGCAGCTGGTGACACATTATTTGTTCAAAATATCGTTAATTCTAATTGGTTTAGCGTAAACAATATTGGAAGTTTTGATATTACAGAAGTAGGAACAAATTCTACAACTTATAAACCTTTTGTAAGAATATCTAATTCTGCTGGTGTTGCTGAGTCAAATAGATTAATATCTGTTGATACAGCTGGATTCTATTTTGTTGAGAGTTTAGCTAATAAGTTCTACACTATTAGAGAGATTAAGCATGTTGTTCTTGATGATTTAAACCCAGAAAGAAGATCAATCTATATTACTCCTTCTAATAGATCTTATAAATTCACAGATGCTAATGCTACTAGCATTTCTCATATGGGTAAACTTGGATACAGCACTGATGTAACTACTGGTATCGATGGATACTTATATTACACAGGTCTATTAAGAAGAGCTCAAAGAATTGTAGATGGTTACGAACCAGATGCACAAAACTTCCCAGGAAGACGTGCAGTTGGTGGACTAATCGAGATCTTACCTCCTCTAATTAGAAAAATATCTATCACTATTGATGTAACTACTGATGAGGGAGTTAACTTAGGTGATATTTCTAATAACATAAAATCTGTAGTTATTAACTATATACAGACTTTAGGTGTTGGTGAGGATGTTATCTTGTCTGAAATGATAGCGTCTATTATGCAGATTAAAGGTGTTGCAGCTGTAACATTTACTAACCCAGTACCTAGTACTGAACGTATAACTATAGCTAATAATGAAAAAGCAACCATAGATCCAGAGTCGATAGGTATCGCATAATGGTGATTTATAAAATAACTAACAAACTGAATAATAAATCTTATATAGGGCAAACTATTAGATCTGTAAAAAGTCGCTGGAATCGTCATTGTTCTAAAACCAGCAACAGCGCTATATCTAAAGCAATTCAAAAATATGGAAAACATAACTTTGAGTTTAGAATTATTATTAGAGCTGAAACAATTGATGAATTAAATCATAGAGAGCAATATTTTATAAAATTATTAAATACTGTTAGTCCAAATGGATATAACTTAGAATTTGGTGGTAAGAATAAAACCACTAGCGAAGAAACAAAGTTAAGACAGTCACTTTCTCACTTAGGTTTAAAATATAATAGAAAAAGAAAACCAAAATATAAAAAGAAAGTACAGGGTTGGATTAACCCAAATATTGGAAAGACTACCTCCCCTGAATCAAAACTTAAAAACGCTATAGCTCATGGCGCTAAATTTTTTGTAATGAAAGATCAAAATGAGAATATTATTTGGCAAGGGGTTATTTTAAGCGAATGTGCTAGACAGTTTAATTTAAGTATTGGAAATATCAGTGAATGCTTAAAAGGTAGACGCAAACAACATAAAGGGTTTAGTTTTAAATATATTGGAGACTTAAGTGGCATCAAATAAAGGTAAGACTGATCAAATACATGAACTTTTGCCGAAGCATCTTGGATCTCGGCAAAATACTAATTGGAAAGCTTTAGCAGAAGCTTTAGGTCAGTCAGATCAACAAACAGCTGATTTAGTTGCAGAGGTTAGAAAGCAATTCTTTGTTAAGACTGCTTCTAGACCATATCTTGATAGATTAGCTGCCAACAGTAAGATTGCTAGACCTAGATTAGTAGGTATGGATGATCCGTCTTTTAGACAATATATTCCAGTACTTTCTTATCAGCCTAAGCAAGTTAAACTTATTATTGACCAATTACTAGACATATTCTTTTTTAAAGAATCTACTACTGCTTTTATAACTTCAGATAACTTTTCACCATTTTCTTTAAAAGACACTTGGGAATTAGATATATTAGTTGACGAGCAATATAGAGAAAGAATAACTTTCAAGACATCGGATTTTACAGATATTTCTGCCGCATCTGCAGATGAGATTGTTTCTGCAATTAATAGACAGGCAAAATACTGTTACGCTACATCTTATTACGACAGCATTACGCAAAATACTTTCATAAGAATGTTCACAAATACCGTAGGCTCTAAAGGATCTCTTAGAATTTTGGGCGGAAGAGCTAATGTTGCTTTAAGATTTGATGGTTTTATATCGACTGCTGGTAATGGATCTAGTACTGAGTGGACCGTCACTAAAGTTGGTGATGAAGTTACTTTTCAAAATACTGGTGGAGCAAATGCCGGAGTAGATCAACTAAAAACTGGCGACATAGCTATTATTGACATTCCTGGCAATAAAGGTTCATTTGAAATAATTGATGTTGATTTAGTTAATAGTAGTATTAAGTTTAAAAACCTATTCGGAACTCCTGGTGTTTTTACTCAAACATCTGCAGACGATACTAAGTTTATTGAGAATAAAAAGTTTGTTGCTTATCTTAATCCAAGAAGAGCCATGACTTGGGAGACTTCTCCTGGCGAAATAACTGTAGAGATGCCAACGTCTCCGCCAGTAGTTAAAAGATCTTTACAAGGATCAATTCACGTTAATGGAACATTCTCTCAAATGACTAATAGAGACTCAGATACATCTTTAACTGTATCTGATGCATTTGCATTTCCAGAATCAGGTTCTTTCTATTTAGAGCAAGTTAATGAGATAGTTACAAGAATTCTTACAACATCTGAAAACCAAATAATTTCTAAAAAACAGAACACTAGATTACAATCTAGTTTACAAAAATATGAATATAGCTCTAGAGTTGCTTTAAGTACAACTGGAGACATTGTAGCTGGCATTGCCCAAATAACAAACCTAAGCTCAACTGTAGGGTTAAGTATTGGTCAACAAGTAAAAATGGATGGTGTTCCAGCTTATGCAAGAGTTACGTCAATTTCTGGCAATATTGCTAATATTTCTGTAGAAGCGACAACTACAGCTACAGCTCAAAGCGTTAAGTTCTTAGGTAATCAGTTGGTTGGAATTACACCTAATTTGCCAGAAGCAGCCAACTTAAATGAGTTCACTCTAACATCTTTAACTAGATCCTCTAATGTGGTTACAGGCGTAACTGCTCTACCTCATGGATACAAAGTTGGAGAATCTGTTATTATTTCTAACACATCAGGTGGACCAGGTAATTGGAATGGGTCTTTTATAATAACTTCCGTTTCAAGCAATACCTTTACATATAATCAAATCGACGCATCAGGAAGTGCATCTACTTTAGGTCAAGCTAGAGTTGAAAGAATCGCTATGTCAAATAGTGGTTCTAAAGTTATATTAACTGATGCTATAAGTAATAAAGTTAGCAGAATTACTGGCTCATATATTTGGGATCAGGCTGCAACTTTTGTTCTATCTTCTAATACAGGCGATTCATTAGAGGCTGTCCAGGCTGGTAAAATAGTTAGATTGTTAAATATTGGCAGTAACACTCTACCTGACTCAGGTGGTTTTGTTATATTCAATTATGGCCGAAGCAACCAAGAAGGGCCTATTAGATATCTATATAAGCCCACACCAAATACATTAGCGATAGATCCTAGCTATACTTTTAAAAATAGTCATGCTATTGGATCACCTATTGTAGCAATAAGTAAGAAGGGGCCTCATCAAATGAGTGGTAAAGCTTTAGAGTATCCAGCTTATATTACAGACCCTTCTGAAGCTAGAATAATATTACAAGAATTAATTAGATCAGTTAAGAGTGCTGGTATTTTTGTCAATTTCTTAATTCGATTCCCAGAGCAACTATACGCTACGTTGGATGTTTATAACTCAGGTAATGATCCTGGCTAAGACATTTCATAGTATAATTTAGTCGAGGAGATCTTCATGGCAGTTTTAGGACGAGTATTAGTTTCAAGCGCAGAGCGTCTTGACCTACCAGATTTACTTTCTATAGATTCTTACGCCGCAGGCGATTGGAAGTTTTTTCTTAAAGGGTTGGTTGGAGACTCTAAACCTTATATTCTTAAAGGTTTTGATATAATTGATCCTCAAAACGCTATTGGTACGCAAGGTTGTTCTATTAGAGTTGCTGATTCAGTTGTGTTTTATCCTGGATCTAGCTCTGGATCTTTCTTTCATGGTCTTCAAGAAGGTCATGCTCAAGCTACTCCATTAGTTCCAGAACTTAGAAAAAATGCAGTAAATTACGTATATTTAACTTTTTCAACTTTCAATACATCAGTAGATACTAGAGCTTTCTGGGATCCAGATAAAGATGGTGGAGCAGGTGGAGAATTTACTCAAGACGTCAATACTCAATCTGTTCTTAAAGTAGAGATCAATGTATCTACTGGATCGTTCCCTGCAAATACTATTCCTATTGCAAAAGTAACTGTTGGCCCTGTTGTTATTACAGCAATAGAAGACGCAAGAGATTTATTGTATAGATTAGGTTCTGGTGGAATAAATCCAAACCCTTTCAATACTTACCAATGGAAATCTTTTCCTAATTCAACATATCAAAGAAGCGAACCACCAACTAAGATGTTAGCAGGTGGAGTAAATCCATATCAAGGTGCCGATAAGAACATTACATCTATGAAAGAGTGGATGGATGCTATTATGTCTAAGCTTAGAGAGCTTGGAGGAACAACTTATTGGTATGACGATACATCAACTTTTGGTATCGTTAATAATTTCTTTGATGCAGTAGGTATCACGTTTAAATCTAAAGGTCAGTGGGTACATGATGAAGCAGTTGCAGGTTTAATTACTTGGACTGAAGATTTTCAAATCAAAATGACCGGAGACCCTAGAACATATATTGTTAGACAGGGTTCTAAGACTCTTCAAGATGAACAGGTAATGTATTTACCTTTACAAAGAAATCAATTAATCAATTCAACTGATGAAGAAGTTAGTTGGATTAATGGTCAACCTTATGTAAATACTGTAGGTGGAGCTGTTGGTATTTTTGCTAATTTAGCAAAAGGTGACTGGGTTAAGAAAACAAATGATACCTTTGATAAATGGCTTAGAGTTGAAGAATTTTATGATGCCGTTAATTTAGGCGGATCTACAACTACAGCATCTAATGCAAAGTCAATTAGATTAAGCTCTACATATTTAGGAACAACAGAGCAACAAAAAGCTAGATACGATAAAGGTGTTTATGATGTTTCTGATGTAGTTGTTTCTGATAGAGACAGTGCTGCTATCAATAATATTGGTGGTAACTTTCACTGGTTATCATTAAGAAGCGACATTATCCAAAAAATTGGAAACATTACCACTACTCAATTAAATATTACTATTTCTGAACATGATGGTTTTACAGCTAAATGTACTAGTGCTTCACCACATGGACTATCTGATGGTGAGAGAATCGCTATATCAGGTACAACAAACTTTGATGACACATATGTTGTTGAAGTTGAATCTACTACAGTTTTTTACATAACAAAAACTGGATCTATTTTGCCAAATGATTCTGGTAGTGCATTTTATGCTGTAGTAACTACAGTAGCTAGATCGACAGCATATGGATTACAAGAAGAATCAGCCAATCACGGTTTTAAAACCAACGATACTATAGATATATCTAACACTTTTAACTATAACGATAAATACACTATAAAAGTTAGAACTGCTACAGAATTTAGTATTCCTGTTCCTTCTTTGATAGCTTCTGAATCTTCTGGTTTAGCTACTTTAGCAAAAGTAATGGTTAGAACTGAAGGATCATCAGCTCAAATTATTCAAGGTGAGTCTGCTGACGTAGGAAGCGGAACTGCTGACAATATTAGACAATATGTAGGTATGGCAAGCTTATCGGAAATATCTCCTACATATTCGATACCTTCTGGATACAACACTATTAACGGTATGCAAAACTATAACAGTGGAGTTAGTGATAACTTAACTGCTAGAGTATCTAAATTAACAGCAATGATGGCTAATAAAGCCCAAGATAAAACTGTTAAATATATACCGCAAAATATTACAACTATCAATAACACAACTAACGGCATATCACAAGAAATTACATTTAGTCCTTCTGGTTCTTGGTTATCTTTAGTTACACCAGGTTCAACTGGAACTGCAACAGTTATGTTGCCTTCTGTTTCTCCAGGTATATCATTATTAGTAAATCAAGTTGCGTACGTTTCTATTGATAGAAATAATTTAACAACTCCATCTATACAAGTTTCTAATTTAACGTCTTTACCAGTAGATGAAAACATCTTTGTACTAGCTATAAGAATGAGTACAACAGATGTATATCTTTGGAATAGCTCTATTGTTACTGTTGGATCTATACCTGGACCTGGAAACATCTACAATGTGATGAGACAAAATCAAGCTCTTAAGTTAGTAGACGGTGGAACTTGGTCTTGGAATTTAGGTACAGAAACACTTACTTGGTCTTCTGCTGCATATATTCAAATCCCTGGATTAAATAATTCTGCTAATGCTATTATTGCTGGATCTGTTGTTTTAGCTTCAGGAGAAGTTGCGTATGTAGATATTAATAGACAATCGCCAGGTGGAAACTTAACTGTTCAAGTTGCAGCAAATTCTAGTTTATCTTTAACAACTGATAGATTCATTATTGCTAGAAGAGAAAATAATGATGTTGTAGTTGGTTTACACTCTATGCGCCTAATGGATCAAGAGAGTAAGAAATTATATGCTGGAATTAGCGATCAATCTTTATCTTATATTGGTCAACCTAATAGTGCAGACTCTACTCCATCATATACAAACATACCAAATGGATTAGCACCTTACACATTTAATCAAGGTGATAATTTAACTCTTGCAATTGGTCAAACTGCTGGAAATGTTAATAGCATTTTATTAGCTTTAGATAATCCATCTTACGATGAGTTTATTGAAGTTGTTGCTGTATCTCCTACTGGAAATCAATTATTAGCACCAGTTGTAAGTGGTACAACTATAACTTTACCAACAAATTCTAGATTAACTGGATCTCCTTCTCAGTATTACACTGTTGGAAAAGGTACTTTAGAGATTTATCTTAATGGTCAAATGCTTCAATTAGGTGAAGCTGGTGGATGGTCAGAAGTTGGAACATCTGGTAATCCTAGTAATCAAATTCAAATCGGTCAACAATTAGAGATTGGTGATTTTTTAACTTTTAGAATTGATGCTACAGGCGGACCTGGTTCTGGTGGTGCAGGTGCAGCAGATGATAATTTCTACACTTTACCTACTAAAAATACAGCATCAAATTTAGATTACATTCCTGTATACGATGTTACTGGTAACGCATATAAAAAGCAAACTAGAGCAGTTTTCTTAGCAGGATTGAATAATTTAACTAATGTTAGAACTGTTACAGCTAACTGGTCTATTATCACTAGTGATGATTTAGTTATTGCTGACACAACTACATCTTTAATTACCTTAACTCTTCCAGCGTCTTCTGGAAACACTGGTAAGAAATTTTTAATTAAAAAAGCAAATAATGCGCCTAATGATTTATTACTTAATGTTACCGGTGGAGACCTTATCGATGGATCTTCTTCTTTTAGTTTTAACGCTAACGGCTTAACAAATTATGGTTCATTGACTATTATTACAGATGGTCTTGGAAATTGGTGGTTATTCTAAGTACTAGTGTGATATAATGTTTTATAGAGGTATTTAATGGCTAGTAATAAAATTGACGCAAGACAGTCGAGACTAACATCTGCACAAGGTATGTTAGGTTCTCTTTCTGGTGATACACTAGACACAATCTTTCCTAAGATAAATGATGAGATTGCTAAACTATTTGAAGATAGAAATGCTCTATTAACTGATGGTGGCATTATCACTTTTACTGGAACAGCACTACAATTTACTGAATCTTTAAAAATATCACTTAATTCTAAAATTGATGGATCTGTTCAAGTTTTTGACTTAGGTTCAACTACAAGATCTCTTTCAGCATCTGGTCGAATGATCTATGCTGTTATTAATAGAACAGCTGGTACAGCCACTGTAACTGCAGATGCTACTGCTTTACCAGCAGTTACTGCCGCTAATCAAGAAGTATTTTTAATTGCTAAACGTGTAGATGCAACTGATGGAACTAAACGCGTATATTTTAAAAGCGGTTTTGTTATTGAAGAGGGTCAAAACATTCGTTTAGGTTCTGCTGGTGGCAATTCTGCTAATGGTGGTGCAGTTAATTTAATAACAGATGGATCAGCCGACAATGCTTCGGCAACAATATTTATTCCATATTCAGATTCTCCGTCTACAACTCGACCAGTTGATGGAACTGGTGGAAGTCCAGCCGTAACCTCGTCTGTTTCAACAATAAATCCGCTAATTGGAGCAAAATCTTTTTTGCTGACTAAACCAAACTCAAACACTCAAGGCCAAGGATGGTCGATTCCTACAACCAGCCTAGATGTTGCTTATAGAGCTAAATCATTAAAGGTTTCTATTGATTATATTGTTAATTCTGGTACTTTTGTTGCTGGTTCTAACAATACAGAGTCAGATGTAATTCTTTATTTCTACGATATTACAAACGCTAAATTGGTTGAGCCGAGCAATATTAAATTTTTCTCAAACTCATCAACAATTTCAGATAAGATCGAAGCAACTGTTCAGTTTGATTACAACTGTACTGCGTTCAGAACAATACTACACTGTCAATCGAATTCGGCGTCGGCTTATGAATTAAAGCTTGACAATGTAACGGTTAGTCCACAAGCTTCTGTCTATGCTAATTCACAAACTAGCCCTGTTCAATATCAACCAACATGGACTGGATTGGGTACGGTTACAAACAATTCTATGTACTGGCAGCGTGATGGTTCAGATATGATTCTTTGGGGTTATGTTACTACAGGAACAGTTACAAATAATGGTGTTACATTTACTTTACCTAATGGATACGCTATTGATACTGCTCGCTTATCTAGTAATTTAACCAGAAGACATAATTTCGGTTATGCACATAGATTAGCTTCTGGTGGAAATGCAATTTATAGTGATGGTGTTTCTGCTGCTACAATGGCTGTTGTTTACCAAGACTCAAACACTCCGCAGTTGACTCACATAACAACAACTGGTGCTTTTGGTGATACAAATGCAATCGGAATGTTTAATAGTGGTGAAAGTATCTCTATTTCACCATTAAGAATACCTATTTTAGGTTGGGACGCTAGCTCAAGAGTTTCTGATTCTTATGACGGTAGAGAAATTTCCGGACAAGTAACAATTTCATCACACCTAGCAATGACAACAAACTCTCCAATTTTATTTCCTGTTGTAACGAAAGATACAACTGGGTCTTACAATGCCTCAACTGGGCAAATTAAAATTCCAAGTGCTGGAGAGTATGAATTTACTTTGACTGAGGCTTACAACAACACAAGCGGTTTGTATATTCTTTTATACAGAAATGGAACTCCAGTTTCGTTAATGTCTTACTCATCTGCTGCGGGCATTTTAACTATGTCTTATCCGGCTAAGATTAATTGTAATGCTGGTGATTTAATTGATGTTAGACCAAGTAATAATACAAACAGCCTACAATATTCTGCATATACATCTGGCACTGGTTATATTCCAAAATTTTCTTGGAAGAAAAATCAAAATTCACAAGCAATTTCGGCTAGTGAAAAAGTTTATTGCAGTTATACATCAACATCCGGTCAATCAATCCCTAATAACTCAGCTACAACTGTTTTATTTGGTAACAAACTTGAAGATACTCACGGTGTTTTCAATACTTCTAATGGTCGCATCACACTTCCTAGAGCTGGTGCAGGTTATATCAATGCAACAATTAATTTTTCTTCACCTGCATCTGCCACATACTATGTTCAAATTTTTAAGAATGGATCAGTTTATAAGTCAGGAGTTAGTATTCAGGGAACGACTTGGGGCGTTCCATTTAGTGGAATGGTATCTGGTGTTGCTGGTGATTACTTTGATATCCGACTTACACAAAATAGTGGTGCTGCAAAGTCTTTAGACGTTAATGCGGTAAGTAATCACTTTGACTTTTTTATGATATAGGGTATTTATGATTAAAATTAATATTATTAAAAATAACCAAGTCACTAACTCTGCTACTTTTTCAACTGAACAAGAAGCGAGTCTATGGTTAAATGGACAAAAGGTTTTAAATAGTTTTGGTAAAAACGCTGGTGAATATAATTTGTTAGAATTATCAGAATCAGAGCTTTTAACTGAAATTTCTAGAAATGAAATAGTTAATTTAGAAGGTGTTGTATCTGATGTTTTAGTTACTATACCAGATCAGTACGTTGTTGAAATGATTGACGTAACCGACTTACACAACGCTCAGAAAGAATCAGAACAGGCCCTTAAGCTTTTGGCTGACACTGACTGGATGGTTGTTCGTAAAATGGAAACAGGAGTTGACTACCCTGAAGAAATTAAACAAGCTAGAATTGCGGCTAGATTAAAGGTGATTAAATAACATTTGGGTAACGTCTATATAAAGCGAAGGATCACAATTATGTTTCGCTTTATACGCGTCTCCCCACCAAATTGTAACGCCTCTAACTTGACACTCTTCCCATGATTTTTCATCTTCACTCTTGTGAAATTCTATAGAAATTTTTGCTTTAAAGTCAAAAGATTTTACTCGCTCTTGTAGGGAGCGTCTAGCTTCTGCAAATAAAGCATGGTCATATCTTTGACCACCATGTAATTTTCTAGAATCCTCAATGTTGTTAAAGAAAGCAAAAACAGCAGCTTCTAAGGTTTTATTAGACGCAGCCTGAATTCGTTTATCGCGAATTTTTTGAGCTTTCTTTTCTATCTCTGCAAGAAGATTCTGTTTAACTGATTTCATCTTTAGGTCTTATACTTTTAATAATATATTTAGCTAAAGTATCGTGACCACTTTCTTTAAGAAGATCATTCCAATCTTTAGACGGATCATCAGACATAACGTAATGACTGATGCAATCAGCTTCAACCATTTTTTTTAACATTTTAAAGCCAGCTTCATCTGTATCAGGTGCAGCTATTACTTTATATCCTTGGTCTCTGAGTTCTTTGAGAGCTTCTGCTTGAAATGTTGATAAGCCAGACCCAGAGCAAGCAAAGACCCTCCAGGGACTACGAGATACACCGCCGTAAGCTTTATTAAGTGCTTGTTGGATTGATAGCGCGTTGAAAGCTCCTTCAGTAACGATGATTCCTTTAACTTGCGCCAATAATTTGCCTTGGTTCCATCCATAAAATAACAACCCCAAACGAGTTCCAGGAAGAGTTGTGATTTTCCATTTATCACCATCTTCATTAACTCTCTCTTTTAAGAATCTGACTTGGGCTCCACAGAAGTGATTTTGAACGTAATACGGAAAGACGATGCCTTCATCTTCAAGATCGTAATACATATCTCCATCAGTTGTAAGTCCACGACTCTTAATATATTCTACGCCCTTTTCAGCCCTAGGATCTGATAGTGGAATGAAATTGTGTGGCCATGCCATAGCGTTAACAGTATCATCTTGTTCTTTAACAATCTCTATTCCGCCAGCGATAAAATCATCAACACTAATCCCAGCAATATCACAATACTGCTGTAAAGAATAACCTCTGTCACATTTATTACACCAAAGCCAAGGTAATCCGCTTTTTTCATCTAAGTGAAAATATATTGTTCTATTCTTTGGTTGACATATTAGGCAAAATCTATTATCTTTCTTCATAATAGTCACCTTTACTTCTATTATCTTTAGCCCACATTGGTTGTAAATTAGTATAGCAACAAGCTTCTTTTAATTGCTCTGGGTCTGTTAAATCAAAACTAGCTAACGGCTTAATATGGTCAATGTGCCAACCATTTATTGAATAATTATCCCAAGTCATGCCGGGTTTCCACTTAGATTCTATATATAGACGCAATTCATTTAAAGTGCAACCTAAATATTGATTCATAGAAACTGTCTTTTGCTTTCGGCTTAGAGCTTTTGAAAGACGTGATCTAAGATTAGCCGCTAGATGTCTAGATGGCTCATTTTTATGAGCTTTAATACGTTCTTTATTAGCTCTTTGCCAAGCTAAACTTTGTGCAGCAACTCTGTCTGGGTATTTAATCTTATATTGCTTGTTTTTGCAAGTATTTGAACACCACTTAGCTTTTAAAGACTTGCAAAAAAAATCTTGCCCACAATCATGGCATTTTTTACGCTTTGCCATTTCCCACCATCGCTTCTAATTTATCTAACTTCTCTTCTTGCTGCTTTAGCTTCCCTCTCAATTCTCGCTGAGCCAACTCTTCCTGAGATAAAACAATATAGCGACCTTTTTCAAAACCGCATTCTATTTTATGTCCAGCGCGTCCAAAACGATCTTTATGGATGACAAATGAGCTAGTTTGCGATTCAAAGTTTGGAACAACTTCGATAATTACTGTAGCTGGTTCTACGATAGCAGAACAATCTTTAATTCTTGTATCGATATCTTTTGCTCCGCCTTTTTTAGAAATAGAATATAGCTGAGCAAACATAACAACAGGCATTGTTGAGCCTTTAATGTATTGACCAATCCACACACGTAAATCATTTAGATTTTCATAAGCAGTCTTCTTAGAATCTTTAATAGAGTATTTTATTAACTGAAAATAATCTATCATTACACAAGAATAGCTATCTTCTTTTTTAACCGCCTCTAAAGCCTTTTTAATACCTTCAACTTTAGTAGTTAAGCCGTCTTGATAATTAACATCTAAAACTTTTACATATTTAGAAATTTCTGGGAATAAAGCAATGACTCTCATGATATCTTCATTCTGCATCAATCCCTTCTTGAAATCATTGAAATTTAATCCAAGCTCAAGACAAGAGATACGAAACAGTACGTCGTGCTGAGATTCTTCGTTTGTTATTACTAACGTTTTCTTACCTTGCTTCCATAATGGATATGTGATATTAGCCGCAACTGTAGATTTACCAGAACCTGTGTATGCGCAAAATAGATAAAAATTTTCTCTTGTGAATGGGACAGTAGCACTTAAAGCATCATTAATTAATGTAATGCGCTCAGATAACATCTTTTTATATTTAGAGATATCTGTAAGCATTGTCGTCATTGACTCTTTATTACCGAAAGATTCAATGTCATCCAATGAGACTTCTATATCTTTTTGAGAAGCATTTGGAGATTTGCCAGCTAATTTAAGCTGCTCTTTAATTTGATCAGGAGTTAGTTTCATCATCTTCATCACCTAAAACGTTTTCTAGCATAGTATCAATATCGATATTATACTGTTGTTGCTGCCACTGCTTCACGAGTTCTGTTGTATCTAATGTAGGGAATTGGTCTGCATATCTGCGTTGAGCTCTATACTCTTGTGCAGACATATTGCCAAATACTTTTGGCTCATCATCGTGATCTAAAGATTTAGCTGGAAAAAAATCAAAGAACACTTCAGTGCCTTTTGCTTCAATAGAAGCATTCCATTCGTCAATAAACTCTTTTTCAGTTTTATCGAACTGTGCTACGGTTTTCTTTAAATTCTTATAGAACCCTCTAGCCATAGAGGAAGATGGGCAGTGTGCTTTTATTGCTTTTGGTAAATAGCTTTCATACAACTCATCAAAAGTTGCACCTATCTGTTTCCAATTCTCAAATAATTCTTCAAAATTAGATCGAACGTATTTAGCTCCACGAGGTTTGCTCTTTAATTCAGCAACCCATTGAACAAATGCTAAATCAATTAGTTTAGTCTTGTCCATCTGCCACCTCAGAATTATCTGTGGTCTGCTCTATCACTTGTCCTGTTTTGATATTTGTGACTCGAATTTTAGCAGAGTTGTTAACCTTATCTACAAATAGTAACTCTAACTTATATTCGTCATTGATAATAAATGGTCGCTTTTTACCTAACCACCACATTAAGCTATCTTTTAGTTTTCCAGTGTATTCAGACATAAATCCTCCAATTAAAGTTATTTTAAATCAGTTGAGGTTTTCTTTACATGATCAATATACCAAAGGGGCTGTAAATTAGTGTAATGACAAGCATCTTGCATCTGATTGGGATCAGATAAGTCATACTTATAAAGTGGATTAATATGGTCGATATGCCATTGACCATAATTTTGAAGTGTCATCTCTTCGTTCGAAAGAGGATGGTTGTAGAACTTACTTTGTAAGTAAGTTATAAAATCACTATATGAACATCAGTTTCAGTTGATTTGTTTTTGCCTTTAATAGCATCATAAAGTCGACTTCTTAGATTTGTTTTAATCTTAAAAAGTGGATCACTTTTTTTACGATGTTTATAATAATTTCGTTTATATTCTCGTCTATCTTCTTTGTTGAAAGAGAACCATTCTTTAGCCTTTAAAGAAATTTTCTCTTTATTAAGTTTTCTATAATTAGAAAGATGTTCTTTATTCTTGAGACGCCAATTAGTTTGATGACACAAATTACATAGATGGGTTTTTCTTTTTGGCCCAACATTAGCTAATGGAAATTGTTTTTGACAACCAGTGCACATCCAATTCATAGAATGAATTATACACAGGTCAATAAAAACAGTTATCAATATGGTAAAATAATGCAATGGACATTATAATCAAAAACAATTCCATGTTAATCTCTAAAGAAGATTCTAGCTTTGCTAAGCTATTAGAGTCAACTTTATCATATACAGATAAGTCAAAGCAATATCAACTTAAAAGGTTAGGTAAAACTATATGGGGAAGAAGCTCTCCAGAGTTTAAAAGACTTCAACAAGAAGTTAATGGCAAGTTGTATGAGAAAAGCAACTCTGGAGAGTGGATTGTAAATTCTGCATTCTTTGATTATTTAGTTCAAGAATATCCAGAGTTTTTTAAAAATGCAAATATAACTGATGATAGAAAAGAAACTGGTGAAAAAATTGTATTACCATGGGTTAATAAACCTTTTGATCCTCGCCCTTATCAAGAAGAAGCTATAGAATTAATGATGTCAAATTATAGAGGCGTTATTAATTTTGCTACAGGCCTTGGAAAAACTTTAGTTGCAACACATTTCATAAAACGATATAAGAAAAAAGCATTAGTAGTTTGCCCTAGCGATTCTGTTGCTAAGCAATTTTACAATCAATTTATTGAATGTTTTGGGAAAAATAAGGTTGGTTTTTATGGTGGCGGAAAAAAGAAAATTAGCGATATTACAGTTGCTATTGCTGCTTCGGCAACTAGAAATATTGAAGAACTCAGACAAGCTGATTTTGGAGTGGTTATTTTTGATGAGGTACACCATACTCCTGCGTCCACATTCTTTGAAATTAGTCAAGGCTTATCAGGAGTTGGAAAGGTATTTGGTCTTACAGCAACAGATTATAGATCAGACGGAAAAGACATAATGATGACTGCTGGGTGCGGAAGAGTTCTTATTAGAAGAGACATTAAATGGGGAGTAGATAACGGCTTTTTAGCTACACCATACTTTATCGTTAGAGAAGTAAATACTGGTAGTAGAGATTTTAAAGATGATAAGCTAAAATCATATAAAGAGCATGTATTAAACAATCAAATAATGAAAGATAGAATTCTTAATGATGCTAAATCAATGATTGCTGCAGGTAAAGCTGTATTAGTATTAGTTGATGAAGTTGCTCATGGAGAAGAGTTATCTAAAGCACTTGGAGTTCCTTTCGCTACTGGTGAAGATAAAAATTCACAACAATATGTTGAAGACTTAAATAGTCATAAAATACAAGGTTTAATAGGAACAGATGGTAAAATTGGAGAGGGAAGTGATACAAAAAATGTAGATGTATTAATTCTTGCAAACTTTGTAGCAAGTAAAGGGCCAGTAATTCAATGTATAGGAAGATCGTTAAGGAAGCAAGGAATCAAGACAAAAGCGTTGATATTGGATTACATCCCAATGGGATCAACAATGTTAAAGAGACATGCTCTACAGCGAATGGAATACTATCTGGAGATAACAGACAAAGTAAAACATGTAACTGTAATGGATGCGACCGAATAGCTTCTAAAAAAGGTATGTGTGAAAAGCATTATCGCCAACATTGGCGCTCCTTAAATAAAGAGCACAATAAAGAATATGCCGCCAAATATCACCAAGAAATTCGCAAACCAATTCTTCAAACCTTGCATAAACCTAAAGAAAAGCAATGTTTAAAGTGCAGCACCCTGTTTATTAGGGTTGGAGCTAATCAAAACTTCTGTTCTTCTAAATGTAGAGACCAATTGGCTTATTTAAAAAATAAAGAAGAGATCTTAAAAGAGAAATCTATTTATTATGAGACAAATAAGGTTAAAATAAATGAACAAAAGAAACTCTATAAAAGAGAGCGAAGAAAAGATCCTTACCAAAGATTAAAAGATAATTTAAGGTCTAGATTTAACCATGCATTAAAGAATAATTACAAATCTGGTTCAGCTATAAAAGACTTAGGCTGTTCAATCTCTGAGCTCAAAAAGCACTTAGAATCTAAATTCGACTCTAATATGACTTGGAGTAATTATGGATCTTATTGGCAAATCGACCACATTGAACCATTGTTTAAATTTAATCTATCAGATCCAGAACAGTTAAAACAAGCTTGCAATTATAAGAATCTTCAACCTTTATCAAAAGAAGAACATAAAGCTAAATCTGCTCTCGAACAAAGTGTGAGATAATACCTATATGCCTTTAAGTAAAAAAGACTTATCAGATATAGCAAAAGAATTTGCAGTCACTAAGAGTGATCAAGCGGACGATAAGTCAGCTATACCTAATATTGAAGAACAAGTAGCTAAAAAACAAGAGCAAGTTACTAGAACTTATATTCCATATAATAATGCGCACATAGAGAGAATTACTCCATATGAGCAAGAACATAGATGGTTAAATGGTGTTACATATACCACAATAACTCAATCACAAATAGAGACAGTTAGTCAAACATCTGGTAAATCTGTATTCTTCTTTCCAGATTCTTGGACAAAAAGTAACGCACAACTTCAACCAAATGGTAATGGTAACCCTAAAACAACAAGTTTAAATAGTGAAGACTATGTAATAAATAGTAGTATTTATTTACGTGGATTAAGTTCTATGATAAATATAATGAGAAACGGTATCTCTGGTGCTGGTGGCAACACCGTAACTAAACAACCACAACACGATATTCCTGCTGGGCCAATCTCAAATTTACAAATAGACGTTGATAGTGTTTTAAATTTCAATGCTAATGATTTAATATTTATAAATAAAGGATCAAGTAGTGGTCTTTATTATATAAATTCTGTCGATATATCTCACTTAACAATAAGCAGCATTATCCCTTCACAAATAGGTTTTACAGGACAAGGATCAAGTATTAGAAACAATGTTGCTGGCTTTACTTTATCTGAGAGACAGAGTTTAACATCTTCAACTTATCAAGAGTTATTGACAAATCTCTCTAATGAGATTATATCTGCGGTTTTATTGTGGGAAACAGCATTAAACAATCAATTAGCTCAACTTAACATCAATATAGATTCAGCTAATCAAATTTCTGTAGCAAAGAGTAATATAAATACAGCAAAAAGTGCTATTGATTTATGGCAAGCTCTATCTAATACTGGAATCTCTGGTAAATTTACAGATACGAATTTAAACAATTTAACTACAGCTTATAGTACAAGAACATCTTTTATATCAACTAGAGCATCTCAAATAACAACTGCTTTAGGTAATGTTTCGCAAGATTCTCAGGGTAATTATTCTGGGGCAGGCTTATATTTACAAAGATATAAGTGTTTGAATTTCCTAATCAATACTTCTAATGGCCCGTTATATCAAATATTTGGTTTAAATACAGCAAAAACTACTTTCCAAGCTAAGGTGGCTAATGCTTCTGATAAGTTAGCAACTTATAGTAACTTAGTTCGCTATGGTGCTTTTATGGCAGATCCGTCTGGCAATTCTATAAAAATAGACTCAGCTTCTCAGTTTTCTAACGGCGATGCTGTCTTATTAACAGGAACGGATCTGCCTAGCATAGAGTGTAACGTCTCTAATGTGTCTGGGCAAACCGTTACACTAAACATAAATATCCCTAAAGAATACACTAAGTCAGCAAAAAGTGGAATTATTAAAGCCATATAGTGTATAATCTAAGTTATGAGACCAGTAAATAAAGCAGGTATAGATCTTATTAAGTCATTTGAGGGGTTGTTTCTTAAACCTTATTTAGATGCAGTAGGTATACCTACTATAGGCATAGGTACAATTCAATACCCAAATGGACAAAAAGTTTCCATGAAAGATCCTGCTATAACAGAGGCTCAAGCTATTGAATTTCTAGAACATGAAGTTAATATGAAAGCTAGCGCTGTAGAGAAGATGGTAAAAGTTCCATTAAATGATAATGAATATGCTGCATTAGTATCGTTCTCTTACAATGTTGGATCTAATGCACTTCAAACATCTACACTACTTAAGCTGTTAAACTCTGGAGCAGATAAGACTGCAGTAGCAGATCAATTCTTGCGATGGAATAAAGCTGGTGGAAAAGAATTAAAGGGATTAACAAGAAGAAGAGAAGCTGAACGTTCCCTTTTCTTACAACCGATGGTAGAATCTACTAGTGAAGAAATGTTACCATCTGAACCAACAGATGATGATATTAATGCTAAACTTAAAAAGTTGGAGGACGATATTATGAAGAAATAGATGTTAAAACCGCCTTGAGTACTCTTAGTTAAATCTATCGGCTTTCAACAACCAATTAACTAGGAGAAATTATGAAAATTCATTTATTGAAATTAAAAGCAGAGCTTAAAGTATTAGCTCAACAAATCAAAACATTAAAACCGCAACGTAAACAATTAGCTAACGGATATGTACCTGGACTTGCTGCAACTCAGCATGAATTCAGATATAAACATATTGCTTATTGTCTATTACGTGGCAGAACTCTAGAACAAATAGAAAATAAAGTTAGAGACCCAAATGATTGGGGATATCAAGATTCTCGTAAAAGAGCAGCTAGAATTGTTACAGAAATTTTGGAGGCAACTCAAAATGCAGCAATCAAGCCATAAGCTTTACATTATTGTAGATAAAACACTGAGCAGCTCTCAACAAGCTGTTCAGGCTTGCCATGCAGCGATTGAATTTGCAAAAGCTTACCCAGAATGGAAGCATCAAAGTCTTGTTCTTTTAGGTGTAGATGATGAGGATCAATTAGAGGAATGGTATACTTTTCTTGCACATCAGCCAAAAGTAAAGACTCACTTCTTTAGAGAATCTTTTTGGGACGATAGATTAACAGCTATTGCTGCATACGGCTGCGATCATGAAGTAAGAAATTTACCACTACTGTAAGTATAATATTATTGCACGACCGCGTAAACGGGTGGTGACATCAACCAGAGATTGTAAAGAGCTTTACGGTGTTCCTTTTCTGGCTGAAGCCTACACGCTAGTACTTGATGTCGTTAGGGATTGCATCCATGGCCCAAAGCCTCTCTCTTGAGATAAATATGTTGACGCAATCGAAATCTAGCTCGTGCACTTTTATTTTCGGAGGTTATGCACCTATAGCTCAGCTGGTTAGAGCTGGAATCTCTAAAATTCTGTAAGCGTGGGTTCAAGTCCCACTAGGTGCTCCATACACTTATGTCTAAGTTTTATCACAAACCTCCAGATCCAAGAGCATATTCATCGTCATCTATATGGACAGATGATGGAAAACAATTCATAAAGCTAATGAATTTAGTAATAAAACTCAAAGTAGCTCGTATTGGACATTTCATTGCATGAATTGGATTGGTCAAGATTTCTCATCAAAAATGATCATCAGTTTACTTCCTGGTTTTAACTTGCCACCTGGATACTGGCAAGTACAGCTTCAATACATGTCTGAGAGCAGTAATAACACCATGTATCATAATGAAACTTTCATGTGTGGTGGTAAATCTGAAGAACTAAAAGTAGTACTTGGTAGAGATGTACGTGGCATAAATATTACAATATACAGACATAATTCTTTTCCGGGTAGCTCAAGTGGCGTGATAAATAAATCGATCTCTGTACACGAACTAATCTTACTCAACCTTGCTCAACAATTACTTAAGCTAAAGTAAGTCAAAGCCCTCTTTAAAAGTTGGGGAGGGCCCTGGTCTCCACTTCCTTAATAAAATTCTTACTAACTCTTGCCACGTGTGCACTGCACACGTGTGTGAACGCGTTCCGCGTTCACGTAAGCTTAGTATAAAATTTTCTCTGGTTAGATAGGTTAGCAAGAGCGGTAGTGTAGATAAATTTATTGTACCCGTGAGATATGGTTTTTTAACTCAGTTTTGAAAAAATATTTTCACCAACTAAGATACCCCCAAAATGTATAAAGATGCAATCGAGGTATATATGGATAAACATACAATTGAGCAATTGCAAAAAGTTTTTAATGATAGCTATAGAATTGAAGTTAAAGTTGAAGAGGGTGGAAAACTTCCATCTAAAGTTAGAGTAACTGATGCTGGTTTTGATTTATATGCGACTGAAGATATTAAGCTTTATCCAGGACAGTCTGGGAAAACACCTCTCAATATTCGATTAAAATTACCAATTAACACTTATGCTGAGATTACTACTAAGTCTGGTTTAGGTTCAAAAGGTCACTCTGTTAGAGCTGGTATCATTGATGAAGAGTATCGCGGTGTAGTTCATGTTATTCATTCAAACGTTAATTTGATTCTTGGTTTAGATGAAGATGGTTTACCTCTTATGAGAACAGAACCTCTTGAAATTAAGAAGGGTGAAAAGATTGCTCAACTTATTATGCATCCATATTCAAATCAATACTATATCAAAGAAGTTGAAGAATTAGATATGAATACATCTCGTGGCGAGGGTGGCTTTGGTTCTACTGGAAAATAAAATTGTCAATATAATTGAAAGTACTTTTCAAGCTAAAGTAACTAGCTTACGCTTTAGACAAGAAAGTCATTATGTAAGTCATGCTGGCCATGTGCCAGCTTGTTTATATTCAGTAGATATTGAGTTAATTGAATCTAACCATAAGATGATCTCCAATGAGAGACCGCAGTTAACTATATCATCTATAGTTCAATCAGACTTTTTTAATGATAATGTTAATGGAAAATTAATGTCAATTAATAGGACATTAACTCCAAGTGGAGTAGTTACTTGTCTTAGTTTTACTACAGATAATATTCAAGATTTCTTTAACTCATTGGAAGATATAGCTTGGAAAGCATATTCAAGCCAATTCGATAGCACAATAGAAGATACACTCTCAGAAGACTAAGTATAATCCTAGCATGACGCTAGACAATCTTTCAAGCCTATTTAAAACATCAGTAAGAATTCAAGAATTAGACGCAATGGCTTCAGACGCAGTCTGGCCAGCAAATACCGAGATCTGCATAACTCGTATTCCAATACGAAAACGAGATGGTTGGGATCCTAAGAAATTTGAAGAATTTGCTAAAAAACTTAAATCCACTATGGTTCCAAATGGAATCGTATTTCTAATATGTTATGCTCCAATAGAATCTAAATCCAGACCATTTGAAGTTGCTAAGTTAATGACTGATGCTGGATTTAATCATATCGATAATATAGTTATCAAAAAGACTTGGTTTCCTGGAAAAAGATCTGAGACTAACTTAGTTAACTCGCATGAATATGTTTTACATTTCTGTAATGGAGATGTTTGGAAACTTGATCGTTTACCTTTAAGACAATATATGAAGGTTCACGATGAACTTTCTTGTCCAGGAAATACTTGGGAAATAGAAACAGGTTCTCTCGATGAGAGCTACCCAGTTGATTTGGCTGAATTATTAATTCGTATGACTAACTGTTTACCTGGTTCTGTAGTTTTTGATCCATACTGTGGAGGAACAGGATCACTTAAGGCTGCATTAAAGTTAGGTCATAGCTTCTTTGGTTTTGAAACAGATAAGAAGCAATTAAAGAAGTATGAAAAAGTTGTATCTGATTTTAATGAAGGTAAACTTGACACTGCTACGAAAAAGAAACCTGAGCCTAAAGAAGATGATTTCTAAGTTGTATCTTATTTTGTATAATGTACTGATGAAGCTTTAAATAAAATTAAAGAAGCTAAAAAGCTACAGGATTCTAGGAGAAAATAATGATTTACGAACGATCAAAAGCTAAAAAGATTGTAGTTAAAAAAGACATAGTTAAAGAGATTGTTCAAACTACAATTGATGATATGGCTACAATTGTAGGAGCTACATTGGGCCCAGGTGGAAAACCAGTAATTATTGAAAGAGATTCTCTATCTCCACTTATCACTAAAGATGGAGTGACTGTTGCTAAGTCACTTGGAGTAGAAAACGCTGAAGCAAATATTATCGTTGATGCAGCTAAAGAAATCTGTTTAAAAACAGCTAAGGAGGCCGGTGACGGTACTACTACCGCTATCGTGTTAGCAAATGCAATCACTAAACATGGTCTTGAATTTCTTAATAAGAACCCTAAATACAATCCTCAGCGCGTTGTCAACGAGTTACAAGACTTATATAATACAAGGATCATATCCTTCCTTAAATTACATGCAAAAACAGTTAATGGGCGGGAAGAACTTGTTGATGTTGCAACAATTTCAGCTAATGGAGACAAAGCTATTGCTAAAGCTGCTGTCGATGCAGTTATGGCTGCTGGAGAAGACGGACACGTTCTTATTGAAGAAGCACAAGGTAATCAATTAAGAGTTGAAACAATTGATGGTTTTATTGTTACGTCTGGTTTAAAAGATATTGGTGCTGTTGGTCGTTTGTTTATAAATGACAGAGCTAACCAACAAGTAAAGATGGATAAAGGTTTGGTATTCTTATATGACGGATCACTTAATGACCTCAAGGTTCCAGGCGCAATACAACAAGCTATTGAAGGATCAGAACTTTATGGATTACCGATCATGGTGTTCGCTCATGGGTTTGCTGATGTTGTTATCGAAGCTTTCGGTAAATCCACAAAGGGCGGATATACAGTAGTTCCAGTTAAAACACCAATGTCTGGAGTTGCAAACTCAAGATCTTCTTTCCTATTAGATATGGCTGCATATACTGGAGGTACTGTTTATGATCCAGGTACGATTGACCGTTTTATTGAGGAAGATGGAGGACATGGCTTTGGTGCTTTCGATAGCGCGAAAGTTGGGATGTACGAATCTGTCGTTCAAGCAATCCCTGATAGCGATAAAATTGACGGTCGCATTGCTGAACTTAAACACCTCATGGATATTAGTCCCAGCGATTTTGACAAGATGCATATCAAAGCTGCTATCGGAAAGCTTACTGGCGGTATCTCGACTATATGGGTTGGTGGTGGATCTGAACTCGAAGCTAGAGAGAAAAGAGATCGAGTAGAGGATGCTGTTGAGGCTGTTAAATCTGCTATTGCAGAAGGCATAGTTCCTGGCGGATGTGCTGTTCAATTGGCTTTATCTCACATTATTGATGAGATGCCAGATAAAAAACCTTCTTATGAAATTATGGTTAAAGCTTTAAGAGAGCCTTTTAGCTTATTATTAAATAATTGTGGTGAAAATATTGAAGATGTTTGGCCTTTATTGGAACAGCAATATAAGTCATCTAACGGTCTTCCAAGCAAGATTTTTGATGCTCAAGCTCATGAAATAGTTGAGCCTATGGAAGCTGGAATTATTGAACCTGCTAAAGTTTGCCGTGTAACAATCGGTAATGCTTTATCAGTAGCTACTTTACTAACTACTCTAGGTGGTATCGTTGTTTCTCCTCGTAATGCGGGTTTAGAGCAACAATTAGAACTTTCTAAGAGTGCGTTTAAAGATATGATGTCTGGTGCAACTGGACATGTTGGACAAGAATAAGGAAGTATATGAAGAAATATTTAATTGGTGTTTTATTGTTAGCTCTTGTGGCTGGTTCTGCTTACTATTTTAAAAATAGATGTTCTGAACCGCTACCAGAACAGTTGGTGCAAGCAAATGTTAGGTGTTATATGAATACATTGTTTATTGCCCAAAATTCTTCTAAAGAAGATATATGTTTAAATTTAAAAAGAGACGCAGATTGCACTCTATCTGAAGAAGATAGACCTTTAATTGAAAAGTATTTTAAGGGGTTGTACGATAAGTGCATTATCTCTATTTTAGAGAGAGATAACCTTTGCACTGATAAGCTGGAGCTTTAATTATGAATTTTATTGAGTTGCTGAAAAATGAATACATTAGAGGTGCTTTAATTCTAGTTGTAGGTATTACAATTGGAGTTATCTTTTATCCTTCTAAAAGAATAGAAGAAAAGCTTTCAACAACTCATCAAGAAGAAATTGTTAAGCTTAAAGAACAACACTCTAAAGAGGTACAGAAACTATCTCAAGAATTAGATGTTCAACTTAAAGAGAACAAAGAGTTACATATAACAACTGAGAAAAAGATTAATTCTCTTACGTCTCAGGTCTCAGAACTAAAATCTAAACAAAAAGTATCTACATATAAACTAGTTAAACCAGATGGCACAATAGAAGAAAGAACTTTTAGCGAAAGCGAAGTAGATCAATCTACTAAAACTGTTACTAAAATTCAAGAAGAGTTTAAACAAAAAGTGGATTCTATTGAGTCTAAGTGGTCAAAGATACATGAACAAAGAGTATCTGAATTAAAAAAAGAGTTTGATTCTAAAGAGCAAGAATATAAAAAACAAATAGATACATTAGAAAAAAGCCGAGTTGTAACTACTAATGAAAAGAAGTTTGGCGTTGAGATTGGTGTTAAGACTAATAAAGACTATTATGGACACCTATCGATGGATCTTTGGGGACCAGTTTTTGTCGGCGTCCATGGAGAGTTAAATAAAGATAATGATTCTAAGTTGGGTGCTGGAATAGGAGTTCGTTTTTGACTTTTATAATATATAGAGCCACATGCTTACTTAACAATAAGAGCTATATTGGCCAAACATCTAAATCTTTAACAAGAAGGCAAAATCAACACAATAGATCTGCTATAAACAAATCCAATTTTGCTTTTCATCGAGCTATACGAAAACATGGTTTTGATAGTTTTAAGTGGGAAATACTTAAAACTGATTTAAACCATGATCAAGCTAATTTTTATGAAATTTATTTTATCAAATCTTTAAAACCAGACTATAATATGACTGGTGGCGGTAAAGGTATTACTGGTTTTAAGCATTCAAATAGTACGAAAAATAAGATCTCTAGGGCTAATGTTGGTAAAAATTCCAATAAGTTACCTTGGATAAAAGGAAGATCGCATAAAATATGTTCTAAAGAGAAGATTGCAAATTCTTTAGGTGCTAAAGAATTTCAAGTGTCTAAGAATGATAGAGTTATCGGTGAATGGTTATTGCAATCCGAATGTGCTAAACTGTTAGGTTTAAAACAAAGTCATATTAGTGCTTGTCTATTAGGTCATAGAAAATCTCATGGAGGTTATACTTTTAAGTATAAATAAATTATGTTACGATGGCTAATATTCCTATTTATAGGGATACCAGTACAACTATTAGTTTATTGTCTATACCCATTTATATATGGGTATTGGCGTTTTAAGGTATATAAAAAAGTAACGGATAAATCAAATCCTCATCATGAAAAACCTTCCCCTGGAACTGGGAAGGCTACACTGTTCAATAATTCTATTTTAGACAATACTGATGACCATGGTGCATTATCAATGTACGGTTTTATTAATAGAGAAGGCTTAGCATTGCTGCAAAATGATGGTAATTTTATCAGAAAAAGAAATGCCGACAATTCTTTAAACACACAAGCTGTATCAGGAGATGTCGTTGTTGCGTGGTGTTTTGCTAATATATTAGCATCTAATAAAGCAGACGATGCTGTATTAAAATCATTAGCTGATAATTACATTAAAAACTTAGGGACATTGTCTTATGATAATGTTGCTAATGGATATGTATCAGCAAGATGTAGTAATTTTGGCGTAAATCTCGCAAAAGATTCTGATGTATTAGGTTTATCTCAACCTGCCGCAGGTCCTCAATTTTACACCAATTGTGCTCTTTTTGCTTCTGCTTATCATTTAGGTTTTAAATATAAGTTAATCTTTTGGGCACATTGGTTGTTAATGGGTGGATGGTATTGGGCGTTTGCTCCAGTCTTATATCCAGATTATGATTCATTGTGGTATGTAAGAGATATAACAATGAAGGCTCTATATGTTAATTTGCAAGTGTTTGGGCCTAAATGGTGGATTACTAAACCTATGAAGTTTATAACAGATAAGACATGTACTTATAATAATGATTTATTTAATGCTATGTTGGGTAGAAATATAAGTGAATTACCTGAAGCCATGGATTGTTTCTTCTCTCAAAGAGAGAATGCGTCGTCTGAAATAAATGATAGAATGAGTGCTTATATACCACAAGCTATAAGAGATATAAAGAAAAATACAAGGTTTAAGGACTAACTTTAACTGCATTATGTGGTATAGTGATCATATGTGGACAGTTTATGTAGTAAAAATCAATGAAAAACAATATATTGGAATAACATCTAAAGGATTGGATTGGCGTAAACGTCGTCACTTAGTTGAGGCTAGAAGGGGTTTAACTAAAACTGTTTTTCACAATAGTCTTGCTAAAAATTATCAAATTGCTATCTGGAGCGTTTTAGATCAAGTTAATTCTAAAGAAGAAGCTATAGCACTAGAAAAAAAATACATACAAAATCTGAATACATTGTTTCCAAATGGACTTAACCTCACAAAAGGTGGAGATGGGTTTTGGGGAAATCGTCACACGAAAGAGTCAAAGCAAAAAATTAGTAAAGCTAATTTAGGTCTCAAAAGATCTAAAGCTGCAAAAAAAAGAATCTCTGACGCTACTAAAGGTTTATCAAAAAGACCACAAACTCAGAGAGAAAGAGATTTAAAATCTATTGCTCGTGGATCAAAACCATTTGAGGTTTATCTTAAAGATGGTACGTATTTAGGTAGATGGACTAACAAATCAGATTGCTCTAAAAAATTAAACATAAGTCGTTCTGTTATTATTAGGGCTCTAAAAACAAAAAATCATAACTACAATTGTAAATATATTATAAAAGAGGTAATAGATGCCTAAGTATTTTTTTTCATGCAATTCTTGCATAGCTAAAACCCATAAATATGTTCCTACAACAGTAGAAACAATTACTTGTCCACAGTGTGGTAAGACTATGGATAGAGATTTACCTAACACTAACTCTCCAACTGAAGTTAGAGAGCTAGTAGATCCATTTACAAATGTAACTTGGGGTAAAGATCATGAAGCAGTAATGAAGCAAAGAAAAGAGGATTATTTTTGGGAAGTAGAAGTTCCTAGATTAGTTCAGACGTATTCTACTGAGACATGTATTGAAAATGGCTGGCTTAAATACAACGATAAGGGTGAGCTTGTAATCAATAAGCCTCCCAAAAAGCGTTAGTATAATTCATAAATGCGAGTATTATCACTAGAAGTAGAAAATATTTTATCTATAGAAAAAGCACACTTATCGTTTGAAGATAAGGGGCTAGTGCTCGTCGAGGGGTGGAATTATGACACACAGCGAGCGAATGGCGCTGGAAAAACAGCTATTTTTAACTGCTTGTCGTTTGCTCTATATGATAAGCTTCCTAGAAAAATTACTGCATCAGAAATACTTAGACGAGGATGCAAAACGGGATTCGCTAAGTGTAGCGTGTTATGTGGTGAAGATGTATGGACAGTTCAACGATCAAGACCAAAAGGCGTTGAATTCTTTAAGAATGGAAATAGAGAGGAAATCACCCAAGCGACTTTTGAGTCAAAGATCCGGTTATCTTACGACCAGTTCCTCCTTACCATCTATACCCCTCAAGCAAATTCTAGAGAATTTACGAGATTCCTTAGTGCCCCTGATGCGGGAAAGAAGGAGTTCATACTTCAGCTTCTCAACCTTAATTCATTTTCTGGTGTCAAAAAGCTCGCAGACGACAAAGTAAAACAATTACAAGCATCTATAGATTTAAGTCTAAATAAATTTAACTCAGCTAAATCTAAAATCGCAGCATATGAAGAATCTTTAGTTGATGAAGATGGTTTGCTGGATGAGGTTAAATCTTTAACTGATCTAAACAACTCTTTAGAAGAGAAAGTGTTACAATACTCAAACGTTGTTAAACCTGATCTATCCCAATTCACAAAACTTGAAGACGGAATTAGATCTAAGTTAAATGAAATTCTTCAAGCAAAGACAAAGAAAACTATGCTTCATGATAAGTATCGTGAACTATCTTCCTCTATTCATGAGTATGACTCTAACAATTCGTGCACAGAATGTGGTTCCTCTTTAGATACAGAGGAGGCTAGAGCTGCTCACGCAGAAATGCAAAATAAAATAAAAGCTAAATTAACTGATATAAAGGTTCAAATAGACTCATTAGATGAGATTTGTTTAAAAGAGCAATCAATAAAAGATATGTCTTCTAAGATTAGAGATAAGAAAGCTGCTCAGTCTGAAGAATACTATAATGCCCAAATGCAGATATCTCAATTAAACTCACTTATCTCTTCTAACAATACTAAGATATCTAACAATTCTTCAAAGCTTGCGAACAATGCTAAATTGATTAGTAAAATCGAAGAGTTAGCTGTAGAGTGTGAAAAACACACTCAGAATTTATCACGAGATAAAAAGGACTTAGAGCTTTATAAAACGCTTGCACAATTCTATTCACCAACTGGTGCACAAGCTTATGTATTAGATTCAATAGTGGATACATTTAACGAGATCGTTCAAAAGTATGTGGATTTAATGGCACCTAATATGAGTTACACTTTAAACTCATTTAAAGAGACAGCTAAAGGTGATGTTGTTGCTAAATTCTCAGAAACCTTAATTAAGGGCGGAAAAGAAGTGTCCGTTGGCTCTCTTTCTGGTGGTGAAGAGAAAGGTCTATCTTTATGTGTAGATTTCGCTCTCCTAGAGGTCCTAGAGACGCAATTTGGCATGACATTGAACCCTATTGTATTGGATGAACCATTTGATGGTTTAGATATCGCTGGGCGTGAAATAGTAATTGAATTATTAGAACAACTAGCCCAAAGACGTCAGATATTTGTTATAGATCATTCTAGTGAAGCTAAAGCTATGTTTTCTAAAGTTATTAGGGTAGAACTAAGAAATGATATATCAACAATTAATACAGAGTCGTGATAAGATAATCTAATGGAAGAATTAATCAAGAAGTTAAGTCAACTTACATCTTTATTGAAGGCTATTAAGAAGCCTTCTGTGGGCCAGGGCCCCTCTCTTCCAACTATGCCTGGAATAAAACCTCCGTCTCCCCCATCTATAACTCCAGGTAAAAGTGCTTCTCCCAAAATAAGCTCTGGTGCAGGTCCAGATTCAAAAAAAGACCCAAAAAAGGTTGCTGAACAAATTAAGAACGGATCTATGTCAACAAAGACTCAAAAAGTTATGTTGAAGGCTGATACTGGTCAATGGTACTTAAAAGACGAAGATTAGTATAATCCCTGCATGGCAGCAGGTAAGAAGAAACCACCCTTTAATCAAGAAATGGCTATACGTGGAGCAAATAGACGATTATTTGCTAGATCTCCATTAGTTATAGAGAAATTAAATGAATCTCGCCAAGAATTCCCTAGATATAAAAAGGATGGAACTCTTGCTAAGAAACCTTGGGTTAAAAGACAATGTGAAGTTTGTGGCTCATGGGTTAGCAGTACTAAGATTGCTATAGATCACATAGATCCGGTTGTCCCCCCTGAAGGTTTCCCAGCTAGTTTTGACCTATGGGACAGAATTACTTTATTCTTAAAGAGATTGTGGTGTGATAAATCTAATTTACAGAGAATATGTAATACCTGTCATGATAAAAAGACATATAAAGAAAAAATAGAGCGCTTACTTAAAAAGTATACTAGCGAATTAGATATTATTGAAGATCAAATAAAAACAACTTTAAAATCCTCTACTAATAAAACTGATTTTAAACCTTATATAAAAGGTTGGAACAAAGAACTGTCTAAATATACGGCCAAGAAGAAAACTCCGGAATTACAATCCGTGGTACAAAGAGCCCAGAATATAAAAGATTTCTTAAAACAAAAGGAGTAAACATGTCTGACAACAAAACTTTAAGTAAAGCATTTGTAGATAATAATGAGGACGTATCTGAAGATTACGCAGGTGAGCAAATTGTTGTTGCTACACAAAAAATCCGTGAAATTGAACAAGAACGAGATGCTGATGAGAAACTAGCTGCTGCTAAACAGATTGTTAAAGATATTAATGCTGCATATACTAGCGCTATTAAGTATGAGCGTGCTAAAATCAACTTCTTCTTAGAGAAGATCGCTGAGATCCAAAACGGCGAAGTAAATCCATCATCTGGCGCTAACTCTTAATAGTGATATAATTATTAAATTCCTAGATTTTCCTCTATCTCAGATATGATACTAGGGTTATTGATTTTTTGGAGGCTTTATGAGCTTAAAGACAGATTATTTTGATGGCGCTACTGGTTTACAAGCTAAATGTAATGATGCATTTGATGCTGGTGTTACTTTTGTAACAGTCACAAACCTATCTACAATTAGTGCAGCATTAATTAATGCAGCAGCAGCGGGTCAAACTCAATTTACTGTAACGATGATTACAACTTACCAACCCTCTTTTTTAAGAGGTAATAAGGGAGATAACTTAATTCTTAAGTCATATTTAGCTGGAATTAAGAAAGGCTTAGCAGATCAAGACATCTATGAATTCGAATGTACTCCTTCTCTGAATGTGTCTGATTCTGTTGATACTAAGATCGATCTTAAGTTTAATTTTCAAACTACATAATAGCTGTATACATATTTAACTAAATAAGGCTGCGGAGACGCAGCCTTTTTTATTTTGTATAATTCGTGTATGAAAAATGCACGAAATCTTGTAAATTATTTGTGGCTTGATGGAGAGACTACTGGTCTAGATGCTATCAAGAATGATATTATCCAATTTGCCTGCGTACCAGTTGTTGGTGGAGTAGAGCAATCTAAAACTTTTAATCAGTATTGTCAGCCAATAAATTGGAACGATATTGATCCAGGCGCTTTAGCTGTAAATGGAATTAAAGAAAGCCAACTTAAGGGCTTTCAAACACCTCAAGCTATGGTTAATAACTTAGTTATTTATCTAAAGCAATTTAATTGTAAGTTTACTATTGCGGGATTTAACGTAGGTTTCGATAGAGACTTCTTAGCCTCTTTATTTAAAAAAGTAGGTCGAGAAGAAGAGTATTTTCAATTATTTACTGGCGATATTAGAGNNACATATAAAAGAGCAAAGACATTAAAAAGTCAATTAAATACTAATAATTTAAAACTTGCTACTCTAGCAGAACACTTTAATATTCCTATTAATGCACATGATGCTTTATCCGATATTCAAGCAACTATAAAATTAGATAAGATCTTGTCAGATATGATGGGAGAGGTTGAGATCTTTATTGCTGAAGAGCATAAGATGCTTGATATTTCTTTTCAAGAACCTGCACAATTACATGTACATTCTATGTTTTCGCATACAGATTCATTAAATTCTGTTAGCGATTGGGCTGAATGGTGTGTTGCTAACAATGTGCCAGGTTTTGCTTGTGCTGATCATGGAAATGCTGCATCTCTATTCCACATGACTAGAATTAAAGAGAAGGTAGTTGGAATCCCAAGTGTTGGTTTACATGTATCTCACGGTGATCATAAGTTTTATCTAAATGGTTGGGCAATATCTAATGAAGGGTACAGAAACCTGGTTAAATTAGCATCTATTGGCTGGTCTAATAGAGTTGACATCTCAAATATCGAATTTCCCCTTATTTCTCTAGAAGAAGTCTTAAAATATAAGAATGGAATAATCTTCGGTGTTCCTGGAGTTAATGGCCCTATTAAAGATCTATTAATATCTAGACAGCACAACTCTGCAGTCGAGTTACTACAGTATCTTAATAACACTCTAGATATTAGATTAGAGTTGGCTGCTATAGATGTATATCATTATTTTGATTCTGATATTGGCTTTAGACCTTTCAATGTTGATGGCGGCAATATACAAAAGCACATTAATAATTTTTATTATGAACAGTCTAAAGCTTTGAATATAAAGCTAGTACCTGTTTCGGACGCTCACTTTATTGACCCTGTAGATAAAGTTATTCAAGATTGTGTGTCTAGGAACTCTTACAAAGATGGCAGATATTACCATGAATCTCGCCATGTTACCAAAGCTACAGAAATGTATTCTATATTATATAGTCATTTAGATGGTAAATTATCTGAGTCTGAATTTAATTCCATGATACTTAACACTCATGAAATCATGAGTGAAGCTTCATCTATTAAGATAAAGCATGACTACCACTTACCTAAAATTGAAATACCAGAAAACATCAAGCATAAGACAGATGATTACAATATGCAGACATATTATTATATGATGCAAAAAATCAAAGAACATGGTAGATGGAATAACTCTCCAGAGTATGTTGAGCGTTTCAAGAGAGAGGTAGATGTTATCATGAAAAATGAAACATTAAACTTCTTACCGTATTTCTTAGTTTATGAAGACGTATGTGCATACGCCAGATCATCTGGACTTATGCAAGGTATTGCCCGTGGATCTGCTGGTGGATCATTATTAAGTTATTATCTACAAATTATCCATGTTGATCCTGTTGCTACAAACTTACCTTTTGAGCGTTTCTTAAGTCATGCTCGTATTAGAGCAGGTTCTTTTCCAGATATAGATTTGGATATCGCAGATCGCGCAAGGCCTATGGTGATGAAATACTTAAAAGAAAAGTATGGTTTAGGTTTTGCTCAAATAGCAACTTTCAATAAAATGAAAACAAAGAATGCTATTAAAGACGTTATGTTTTCATTATATGGTCGAAATAGAAATGATATAGAAGTAAAAACAATATGCGATTCTATCCCTGATTCACCTCAGGGAGTAGATGAACATGACTTTTTATATGGATATACTGACCAAGAAGGTATCGAGCATAAAGGCCAAGTTCAAATAAATCAAATGCTTGCTAATTTCTTCAAGCAGCGTCCAGAAGTTGAATCTATGGTTAAAAAATTATTAGGTTCAATTCGTGGCTGGTCAAGACACGCTTCTGCATTTGTTATATCTACATTAGATCTTTCAGATGGCCGTGTACCGACAATGCTAATGTCTGATAAAGATATTGGTGATATGTTAGTTACACAATACGATGCTTCAATGGTAGAAAAATCAGGATTAGTTAAAGCAGATATCTTAGGTATTAAGACACTCACTATGGTATCTGACTGTATGGATCTCATTAAGAAGAATCACGGTATTGATTTTAGAGAGACTGAAAAAGGCGTTCCATACGTATATAGATTACCAGATGCCGATAAAGGTGTATTTGGTGACTTTTACAATAAAGACACTGATTCTAGTTTTCAATTTAATACAGAGTTAATTAAAGGGTACGCACAAGAATTTGCTCCTTTAAATAGATCCGATCTTGCTTCAATGACAGCATTATGTCGTCCTGGTGCACTAGATGCCCCTCTTTATGACACAACTGCCGCTCAATATTTTATGGATGTTAAGAATGGAAAAAGAGACGTTGAATACTTACATGAAGATTTAGCTATTATTTTAAAAGACTCAAACGGCGTATTTGTTTACCAAGAAGAGGTCATGAAGTTTCTAGTTGAAATTGTTGGTTATTCTTGGGAAGAATCTGACGTAATTAGATCTGCTATTGCTAAAAAGAAGCATGAAGTTATCATGAATACTTTTACAAAGATTCGTGAATCTTGCTCTAAACGCGGTTGGACTGACGAAGCTATTGAAACCATTTGTCAACAAATCATGGCTTTCTCTAGATATTCTTTCAATAAGTCACACTCTTATGCTTACGCAGAAACAGGCTATATCACTCTATTCTTAAAGCACCACTATCCTTTAGAGTGGTGGACTGCAGTTTTAAATAATGAAGATAATCAAGATAAGACTAGAAAATATATTGCTTATCTAGGTGACAAAGTTATGCCCCCTAGCTTAAAGTACCCTAATAACGAATTTACTATTCAAGATGGCAAGATTGTAACACCAATCTCTTCTGTTAAGTCAGTTGGTCCTGCAGTAGTTAATGAAATCGTTAGCAAAGGCCCTTTTACCTCTATAGAGGATTTTGTTGAAAGAATTAATCATTCTAGAGTAAACATTGGGTCAATGTCTGCTTTAATTAAAGCAAGAGCTGCAGATGATTTTTTCATCAATGACGATTATGTTGATTATATTAATGGGTTATCTGAAGATAATTATATACAAAGACGTATTGCTTTTATGAAAAAGTATGTGTCTTTGCGTAAAACTAAGACAGAGTTTAAAGAAGAAATGTACGACTTAGATCCTATTAAAGTGTTCTTACAGGAAAAAGAATATAACTTGTCTTTTAATAAGACATTACTGTCTGATGTAGCTATTGGGAAGATTTTAGAATCTAAGTGGCCAGCTTTAAAGCCTACAGGTAGAAAAGGAATCCCATATAGAATGCAATCTGCATCTGGTCCAGAAAATGATATATATGTTTTAGGTTCTATAAAAGTAGCCGATGGTTTTATTAAAAAGAACTATGATAAAGAGATTTCTATGATGCTTTTATTTAATAGCTCTTCCTATGCTACTGGAGTTTCTAAGAAATCTGGCAGACAATGGCATAAGGTTTCAGTTATGTTGTCTGATGGATACAATATGTTAGAAGCCACAATGTGGGATGCTAAAAAAGCACTTGGTTGGCCAAAAGATAGTATTGTCTATATTAGAGGAAAATTAAAAGCTGGCTGGAAAACACCAGTAAGTATCGACATTGAAGAAATTGAACGTGTAGAATAATTTAATAGGAGTTAATATGTCAAAATTTTTAGTAGTACAAGAAACACCAGAAAAAATTCAAGAAGGTGAATATCTTATTGATAAACCTTCTTTCTTAGATGAAATTAGACTTCATTCAACTAAGAAACCCAAAAATGGACTAACTGGTAATTTCTATATTAGAGCGGTCGTTGACTCTATTGCTCAAAAATATGACCCAAACAACATGACAGCTTATTCAATTAAGAGTCATAAATATGAAGGGTTAGCTTTTAACTCTGATGAAGAGTTTGATGCAATCATAGTTAATGCTTTAAAACAAGACTATCCAGATGTTTTTCCTAAATACCTAGAATATAAAATTAGGAACAGACCTAGAAAAACAGAGCGAATTATATATGTTGATTCTTCTATCAAAAATCAATATGAAATATTCTATCAAAATGGCTTCTCAGAAGAGAAACAAGAGAAACCTAAAAAAGAGACATCTACAAAAGTAGTTGGTAAACCTGCTGTCACTAAAGAACAAGCAGAAGCTCTGAAAAATCAAGCAGATAGCTAAAATATTGCGTTTAGTAAAATACTATGGTATAATTAATTCACGGCAATAATGCCCTGTGAAGAAAAACTATGAAGGAGTATCTATGTCTACTACAAGTAAGATCAAGATCAATATGGACTCTCTTAAGAGTCGTCGTGAATGGAAACGCCATAAAGTAAAAGATGGCCACAATGTGTTCAGAATTCTCCCTCCATTCGGAGAAAGTTCAAACGGTTACCCATATAGAAAATGGCAAATTATCTGGGGATTACAAGATCCAGAGTCAGGTCGTCCGCGTCCATTTGCATCTTCTATGACTTCTGAGAAGAAGTGCCCTGTAACTGAATATGTTCAAAATCTAAAAAAGAATGCTGAGACATTGAAAGCAAAATTGGCAGCATCTGGAGTTTCTGAAGAAGAAATGAAAGAGCGTCTTGGAACTCTCAATAAATTAATCTCAGACTTAAGTCCAAAAACTGTTTACATTTACAACGCTGCAGATAAATCTGGAGAAGTTGGTCTTTTAGAGCTTAAGAGCACTGCTCATAAGAAAATGAAAACAGAGATGGCGAATTACATCCAAGACTATAACCAAGATCCTACATCTTTAAATTCAGATGAGAATGATTCAGGCGTTTGGTTCGATGTTACTAGAACTGGCATGGGCCGCGATACAGAATACGATGTTAAGCGTGTTTCAATCAAATCAAAAAATCCAACAACTGGAAAACTATCTTTCGAAGATGATAGAACTCCACTACCAGATTCTATCGTAGAAAACTACGAGAATATGGCTTATGATCTTGGCTCTGTATATCAAGTCAAATCATATGATGAGTTGCAAGAAATCTTAGAAGCAAATCTACCATCTCTAATTGAGTTATGCCCAGATGCAGACCTTAATGGAAATGTTGCTTTCGAGACTACTGTTCTTAAGCAAGAGACAAAACAAGCTCCTGCTAAAACATTAGGTACAAAGAAAGTAAACGTTCGTCTAGATGACGAAGATGATGAAGAGATTGAGACTGCTCCAGTATCTAAACCTGCATCTCGTCAAGCTGTAAAAGCACAATCTTTTGCAGATGACGACTTCATGGCTGAGGCTGACGCACTTCTTAACTCTTAATAGGAGTTAATATGAGTGAAGATAATCAATTGGCCACAGTTGATATCACTCGTCTAGCAACTTATTTAAGTAAAGTAAAAGAAATCGCATCCATCAATAAAATGATGGGTGCGACATATCTTAGAGACTTTATTGAAGGGCAAGACGTAGCTGGTCAATTATTGGCAAAAGCTGTTCAAGAAGATATTAAAGCTAAAGCAAAATTAGAGCAAGCGGAAGCTATTGCATATTTAGATTATGCCTCTGATTATTTAAAATCTAAAAATATCAAAGATAGCTCTGAAGCTCGCAAACGATATGTAGATATCGATGGTGGCGTTATTGCTGCAAAAGAGCATAAAGCAAAAACAGAAGCGTTGGTATCATTAATGAAGAATAAATTATCTGTGCTTAGACAAGCTCATGATGATTTAAAAAAGATTCTTTATGGCGATCAACAAATGACTGGATGGGAAGGTATGTAATATGAGTAAGTGGATGTCAAAACTAACTGCAGATTTTGGAGTTGTTGCAGAAGAATTAAATACAAAACTCCTACCTGTACAAACAACAAGATCTCCATCTTTAAACTGGGCTACCGGAGTTGGTGGTTTTCAACCAGCAAAAGTTTCTGTTCTATATGGACCAGAATCGTCTGGTAAGTCGCTTTTAGCAATGATGGCTGTAGCAGACTATCAAAAGAGAGATAAAGATGCAATATTTGTATGGTTCGATGCCGAATTTAGCTTCAACTTACCTTTGTTTAATAAAATCGGAGGGGATTCTAAGCGACTCATCGTTAGAAAATCTAACGACCCGCTTAAAATTTTCGACTACATTGGTGGGGAAATGCTCGAAGCATTGCAAGATGGAGCTCCAATCCGCGGTATCATTATTGATTCTATTAAGGCAATTAGGTATCCTAAAGAATCGAACATGAAGCAAACTACTGACCAAAAGATGGGTGGAACTGGCGCTTCTTATCTACCATCAGCACTAAAACTAATTATTCCTGTTATTGCAGAATATAACCTGCTCACATTTTTCATTCAGCAAGTTACTATGGAAATAGACCCAATGAAGGCTCTACGAAATCCATATGTAATTACAGAAGGTCGAGCACTTAAACATGCTGCAGATCTTATGTTAGAGATTGTTAAACTTGACACAAAAGCAGGTGTTTTAGAATCTGGTGAGAATATTCATGGTGGAGCTCAACAAACAGGACATAAGGTTCGTGTTAAGGTTAAGAAAAACAGACTAGGAGCTCCTGCTCGTACTGCACAATTTACATACCATTACGATCATGGAATTATCGACACTGCTTCAGAAATCTTTGAATTAGGTAAATCTCTTGGAGTGGTCTTCCATCCAAAGAACCCTGAAACAGGTAAAGAGAACGTTCAAATGTGGCAATTTGGCTCTTATGCTCCTATTAGAGGAGAGGCTAATATGCTTGAATTCGTTAAAGGTTCAGTTTCTCTACAAGATGAGATATTGCAGGCTTGTTATAAACATCAAGATGCTGCTGTCAAATTAGATTCTTCTGGAGTTGTTATTGAAGAAGGTGATGGTCTTTCAGATATTGAAATCGATCTGTGAGGAACTATGATTAATGAACTTTGCATGGTTATGGAAAAATGCTACGATCGCGGGTGGATTACTACCCGCGACGGTAATGCTTCTTTTAGAAGAAAAGGTAGTAAATTTCTACATATAACGCCATCAGGTGTTAGAAAGAATGTTCTAAGAGTAGAAGATATAATTAAGATGACTGTAAAAGATGGAGAATTAATTATTCCAGCTGATACTAAACCATCTGGTGAACTTCATATGCATTGGAATATCCAAAAATCTGGAGATAAAACTCAATCAGTTCTACATGTACATCCTACTCACGTTATAGCTGCTATGTATGCAGGTTGGGATTTACAAAAAATCTCAGAACATTTTCCTGAGTTAAGTCGATATACAAAAGTTGCAAAAAATGTACCAGTTTTACCTGTGACATCTAAAATATTAGGCGACATTACATGGCAACATATTGAGGGCTTCGATATTGTCGGTCAAGACAGACATGGTGTTTGTTCAATTGCTTACGATCCGTGGGCAGCTTATGAGCACGTTGAGCGATTAGATCATGTGTGTGAAATTGTCTTAAAATCTGGTGTTAAACCATGATTAACGCTCGTTATTTTATAGATGGCCAATTAGTAGATATGTGGTTTGATACACCTGTAGGTGCAATAAGTACATTAGCTAATATATATTTAGAAACAACAAATAAAGACCCAGAATACATATTCATGTCTTATGAACTTTATGCGGACATGTTAAAAGAAGCACAAACGGTTAGTGCTTATGTAAATTCAATACCCAAGTTTATGACTGCTACAGGGATAATTGAAATAAAACTGGTAAGAGATCCAAAAGGTCGCTTTATTTATGTTGGTGATGAGCAGGGGTATAAAAACTGTTTAATAGATAAAGAGTTTGAAAAAATATTCTTTGGAGTAGAAGATGCAGATTAATTGGTTGATACCTTTAGATATGCCGCCATCTCTATATGATATAGATGGAGCATGTCAGAAATTTTTTGATACTTATCAAGTAAGTCCAGACACTATAACCATTTCTAGAAAACATTATTCTATGCTTATTATGAATATGCCTAGGACTCTTTATGGTCTAGAGAAAGGTAAAGAATACAATCTATTTATTCCTGTTGTTTCTGGTGGATTAGTAGAGATTGTCATATCTGATGAACTATCTACTACATATTCAAATAGTCACGGCACTGTACCTCAATCTGTAATGATTGTAGAGAATAAAAAAGCTGAAGCCGCCTTCGAGAAAGAAGTATTAGGTAAATAATGAAAATCCTGTTCATAGGCGATCCGCATTTAAAAATAAATCGTTTTGACTTAGCTAAAGATTTTCTAAGATGGGTAGATACAGTAATTCAACAAACCAAACCAGATTTGGTTGTAAATTTAGGTGACACATTTGACACCCATGCTGTAGTTCGATCTGAAGTCATGACTGAGTTTATTGCTCATGTTAAGTCAACAATAAAAATTTGTCCATATATTTATTTACTAGGTAATCATGATCAGTATAAGCCAAGCGATTCAAAGTATCATGCTTTAAAGCATTTAAAATCTTTAGTTAAAGATTTTCATGTTATTGATGAAGTTGTTGACTTATATGGTATAACATTTGTACCATATGTCCACAATCCAGAAGAATTCCCAAAACAAACGCTTGAAATCTGTGTCGCGCACCAAACCTTCAAGGGCGCAGATTTCGGAGACATTACCACGAAAGATGGCGTTGATGCGTCTAGCATACAAGGCGCACAACTCATCATCTCAGGACATATACATAAGAGACAGCGCTTGGCCACCGGAGGACCAGAGGTCTTATATTGTGGTAGTCCGTTTTCTCAGAGTTCTTCAGACATTAATCAGATTAAAGGTGTAAGTTTGCTTGATAAAGCAACCCTAAAAGAAACATTTATTCCTTGTCCACTTCCAATGTGGAAGGGTCTAAAATATGAGATAACACAATCTTTTTCTGCTGATGATATGCATGAAGACTTAATGCAACAATTAAATGATACAGATCATTGGGTTGTTGAAATAACTGGACCTAAAGCAGAGGTTCTTGGATATGTTAAATCAAAAAAGGGAAAGAGCTTAACTACCGGGCGTGATGTAAAAATCAAACCAGTATTTACAGATAAAGAAAAGAAACAAATTCGAATCGAAGCTGTTTCACTTGGACATATTGTATCAGAGTATATAGATAAGGTGTATAAAGGATCTTTAGATAAAGATTTATTAAAAGCTGAGTCTGTAAAGCTATTAGAGTCAGCTGATAGCAGTTCTCATCTGGTATAATTAGGTTATAGTGAGAGACACTAGGAGACTAAATGAGTCGTGAAAAAGAAGTTAACTTAGACGAATACGTCGATCAAAGACGATGGCTACTTAATAATGGCCTAGTTACTGATGATGTTAAGAATCAGTTGTTCTTTTGTGGCTCTATTGTCCATAAAGAGGTCCAGGCAGTAGAATTAGACCTTGTACCTGAGAACAAACACGTTTCTTATAGGATATATGTCGAAAAAGATTTAATTCAAAAAATCGATAAATATCATTCTCTCTCTAAGTCTACATCGCTTTTTGGCATGTGGCGCTTTAAAAGATTCTTAAAAAAAGAAGGATCTTTAGATTTTCAACAAGTCTTAAATAAATTCGTTAAAGACTTTTGTGGACCTAAATGGAGCGTCTCTGTTGAAGTGGTAGACTTTAGCACCTATGTTGAAGGACTTGGAGAGCAAAGTGAAGCCGACGGAAACAGTCAGCAGCGTAATCAATTGCCTGACTAACGATGAAGATTTAAGACAAGACCTTTGGGTTTGTTACTTATCTGGTGCGCCAGTTGAGAGTTTTACTTCGCGTTTAGAGAGCCTTAAAAAAGAATATTCAGATCACATTGAGTTGCAAAAGTCTATATGGCAACTCGTAAATCAACCACTTCCTCACGATATATCTACAAAAATAGAGAAAAACTTCACCGAATACGAAAGAAGCATAATTATATGTTTAATGTTAGGGTTAGAAGTAGATAAAATATCTGTCATAAAAGGTATTAGTGAAGTACGTATTAGGCAGTCCATAGCAACAATCAGGTATAATAGTGTCTGGGAAGATATATATGGCACTAAAGAAAAACCTAACAGATGAAGAAAAATACGGTCTCTCTGAAGAAGAGACTAAATTAGCTACTAAGTACCTTAGAAAGCATAAAACTGCTGGGGCTCTTACAGACCTAGATGCAGCAAAACTATATGAGATGTACTTATTAGGCGACTCAATTGCTAAAATCGCACAACAATTTCCTCAATATCCTATTGGCCAAATAGCACTTACTGCTGCTCTAAGAGGCTGGCCAAAAGATAGAGATAAGATGTTGCACACTCTACAAGATAGAGTTAGAGCTAAGGTTGTTAAGTCAGTATTAGAGCAAGTTGACTTTTTGACAGCTATGATGTCAGTTGCAAATGCTGAACATTTAGAAGCAATGATTAAATACATCCAAGATCCATTAAATACACCTAAGCCAAATATGCGAGTAACTAATATTAAAGAATATAAAGATGTCGCAGAGACTCTTTATAAGATAGTTGCTGGAGCTACTGGTGGCGGCACAGGTAAAGATAAACAAAAATCACCTATGTTTGAAGCCCTAACATCTCCTAAACCAAAAGGATTAGAGGAACCAGAACAAGAAGAGGAAGAATTAGACATTAATGCTCTTGCTGCAGCTCTTCCGGCGGCTTCTGGTAAGGAATAATGGCAAAGAAGAAGATTGTTAAAACATTAACATTAGAACAAGAGAGAAAACTCTTATTAAAGCCTTGTAAAACTCGCGATGAGTTAAAGGCTTGGATTAAGTATTTTCTTAATCTAGAGCTACCTGATGTAACTGTATCTAGATATAGCGATACTAACCCACTTCAAGTTATTTGGGAAGTTTACGATATATGTGTTAATAAAAACAATCCAGAAAGAATTAAAGAATTGCTTTTTGTTGCCGGACGAGGATCTGGTAAGACTTTAGGGATGGCTATTGCTGAACTCATGGTATTACTTCACGATAAAAGGGAAGTTGTTCATGTTGGCGCTATCTTAAATCAGGCAGAACGTTGTTATGCTTATCAGAAAAACTTTCTATATAATCGTAAATTAAAACCACTGGTTACACCACCAGATCTACCAGAAGATCAAAGAATTCTAGAAAAAGCCAATATGTCTAAGTCTTTGTTTAATATTGGTGGTGAAAAACTAACACTAGAAGTCATTCCTTGCACACTTAAAGCATGTAACGGTCCGCACGTTCCGTTAGTTGTTGTGGATGAGATCGATACCGTTTCCGGTGAAGGCGTTAAAGCTTTTGCTGAAATTAACGGTATGTTAGATACTAGACCAGGCAAAGAAGCTTTAAGAGTTGGTATCTCTACACGTAAAACTAGATATGGTCTAATGAATAGACAGATTGAAAATGCCGAGTCTGAAGGTAGAACTGTAAGACGTTGGACAGCATTTGAATTCATGGAAAGATGTACTGATGAAAGATCTGGTACAAAAAAGATTCCACTTTATGTCATCCAAGATAAAATGGAAGTTCTAACCGAAGAAGAATTCTTAAAAAAAGACAAAGTTAAACAAAAAGATTATGTGATGTATGAAGGATTTGAAGGATGCGCAAAATGTCCTATATTCTCTATATGTCTAACTGATGCTAAAAAGCAAACATCTAAATCACCGATGTTAAAAAACTTAGATATTGACTTAATTCAAAAAGTTAAAGCCGGTGGTGCTGATTGGGCGCTCGCTCAATTAATGAATTTAAAACCCTCAGTTGAAGGTATTATCTTTAGAGAATTTGAAGAAAAAGTTCATGTTAAGGACTGGAACGAAATGTGGCAGATCTTAACAGGTAAAGAATTTCCTGGGTTATGTACTCATGACATATTTGTAAATAAATGCCATGAAATGCAGCTACCTTGTTACGCTGGAATTGACTGGGGTTACTCATCTCCAAATACAGTAGTATTTTTCTTTATGGATAAGAGAGATAATGTTTATGTTGTCAAAACAGATGGTATGACACAAATCTCTACACCTACATGGATCCATCATATTAAAACAAAATACCATCTTAAATATAGAGTTCAATTATATGTACCAGATCAAGCCGATCAAGGTGCTATAGATGAAATGAGAAAAGCAGGACTGCCTGCTCATAATGATGCTAAAAAGCCAGAAATTATGACAGGTATACAAGTAATTAAAAAACTATTAAAAGTTCCTGGTACTCAAGAAGCTAAATTATTTTTAGCTAGAGAGACTACGCCCCATATTGTTCAAGAGTTTGGTTTATATCACTATAAGCTAGATGCCGCTGGCTTAGTAACTGATATGCCAGATACCGAAAACGACCACTGGTTGGATGCTCTTAGATACCCAATTACAGTGTTATTAGGTAAAACTAACATAATATTGGGTGGCGGTCTAGAATTTGATAATACAGAGGGGCTAAGAGACAGTAATGGTGCTTTTAGTAGAACGCCAACGGCTGCTGAGTTTGCAAACGTTAACGGTATAACATTTAATCAAAATGAACAAGAAACCTCTAAATTAGGTAAAATAGGCACAAAGTCTGATTTAGATGATGACTCTGGCGATGACTCTGGAAGTCAGGGCGGGTTTTTGTGGAGCTTTTAAGCATGGTATAATGATTGAATGTTTAAAAGATGCAATGGTCCATGTAAACAAGAAAAAGATTTAAGTAATTATCACAAAGGTAATGGTTCATTTGGCGTTAAATCGCGTTGTAAAGAGTGTTGTAAAGTATCTTATAAGCAAAATTCACCTGAATATCGAAAAATATATTATCTAAAAAATATAGAAAAAGCTCGTGAGGCTCGCCGGCGCCATCAGGAGCGCAATAGGGAAGAATATAGATTAAGAAGTCGTGAATACGATAAAACTCATAAAGCAGAAAAATCAGCTAGAGAGGCCTTTAGACGTGCACAAAAAATTAATGCTACACCTAAATGGTTAACAGAAGATCATAAAAAGCAAATAGAGTCTATATATAAAGAAAGAAATAGGTTACAGCAGGTGACTGGTATAATATATCACGTAGACCATATTATACCTTTAATACATAGTGATTTATGTGGCCTACACGTGCCTTGGAATTTACAAATAATTCCAGCGACTGATAACTTAAAGAAAAGTAATAAGGTGTAGCGATGGGTTTCTGGGATGATTGGTTAAAAAAACAGATTCAAGGTGAAATTAACGACTTATTGAAGGCGGACGGTGTAACTGCACCATCAGATCAAGATATTAAGGTTGGAAACTATACGGCTGACTCGTTGCCAGATGTTCCAGAAGACCTTGATCCTTCTAAGAATATTGGCCGTAAAGCCATTATTGACGATCCATATTTTGAAAACCTAACAAGCCAGATAAATTATAAGCATAAGATGTCTAGATTGACTAATAGAACTTTAAAAGAAGTATCTATTAGAGACTGGTTAGTTTCTGCTATTATTCAAGCCAGAGTAGACACACTATTAAGATTTTCTAGACCCAATCATAAACGTCATGAAATGGGCTTTCGATTCATTAAAAAGGAGCCTAACGCTGAATATTCTGCAGATGATTTAGCCGAAATTGCTTCTTTAGAAGATTTCGTATATCACTGTGGAAGAAAAGAAGGTACTCCAGCCGAAGACAGAATGTTGTTCGGTGAATTTTTAAAACTAACTGTACGTGATGCGTTAACATTTGGTCACATAGCTGTTGAAAAAGTTAATACACGTAAAGGTGGATTACATAGATTTAGACCACTTCCGGCTGAAAATGTGTATTTGATTAATAAGAGGATGTCTAAGAATCAGATAGCTCAACAAGAGAAATCTGCTAAACAAACTTATGGCCAACCACTTAGCGATAATGATCCTAAACAAGAATACGAAGTAAATGCAGTACAAAATGACTTTTATAAGTACGTTCAAATGTCTTATAACATGCAACCATTAGCTCACTTTGGAGATGAAGACTTAATCTTTAAAAACTTCAATCCCCAAAACTTTGCAGATTCCAATGGATATTGCTATTCACCTCTTGAACTTGCTATTATTAACGTTACTAATCACTTAAATGTAGAAAACTACAATGCTAACTTCTTTACACATGGTTATGCTGCTAGAGGAGTTTTACATTTAAAAGGTACAGTAACTCAATCTCAATTAATGAATTTCCGTAGACAGTTTTACAATACTATCTCTGGCACTCAACATGCATGGAGAACACCAATCGTCGCTGGATTAGATGAAGTTCAATGGGTTCCAATGTCTGGCTCAGCCAAAGAAATGGAATACATTAATTTTAATAATCATTTGATGAGAATAGTATGCTCTATGTTTCAAATCGATCCAGTAGAGTTAGGTCTTGATTATTTAGTTTCTGCTAATGGTCGTTCACCGGCACAACAAGCTAACAATGAATATAAGATTATGTACTCTCGTGAAAGAGGACTATATCCTATATTAATGTTCTTAGAAGATATGATTAACGGTGAACTTTTACCAGCTATCGATAAAGATTTAGCTGATAAATATAAGTTCATTTTTACTGGATATACTGACGAAACACCTCAGACAGAAATAGCTCAAATGCAGGCTGAAATGACTGTATTTAAGTCTATGAATGATTTGTTAAATCAATCTCAAAAAGAGAAATTAAATACTCCAGCTGCTAATTTACCACTTAATCAAGCTTTTTGGGCTTTAGTTGAAAAGAACTATACTAGAGGAGAGATAAGAGAAATCTTCTTTGGCGATAAAGGTGCAGCTTCCCGCAAAGAATTACAATATATTCCTGGCGATCCAGCATTTATGAGTTGGCAACAAACAATTCTTGCTATTGAGAACTCTAAAAAACAAGAGGCTGCTCAATCTGCTCAAGCTCAATCTGAGCAACAGCAACAAGAATTACAAATGAAGCAAGCTGAACAAGAGCATGCTCACAAAGAGGCTGCTCATAATAGAGAAGAAGAAAAACATAAAATGGAAATGGAAAAAATGAAAGCTGAAGCAGCTGCTGCAGCAGTTCACCATGGAAGTAAAAATGCTTTAGCTGAGTCAGCAAAACAATTTGGCGCATCTAAAGCTTCAAATGTTGGCGGTAAAGTAATAGCTAATCCGTTAAACTCTCTAGATGAAGAGTAGACTTTATATATTTAATGGGAACTTGGTGACAGAAAGTCACCAAGTTCACTATTTGCATCTATTAAAAGTATTATATCGATTAGAGATAATACAACATCAAACAGCACTTGACCTTGTTAAGGAGTTCCATCCATTCTTTGTATAATCTATAAGAAGGAGATTATATGGCATTGGTACTACTTGAAGGTTTAGATCGCACAGGTAAATCTACCGTTGCTGCATATTTTGAAACATTAGGGTTCGAATCCATACATCTTTCTGCTCCTGCAAAAGGTATATCATCAGATGATTATCTTCAACAAATGATAGACCTATTGTCGCAAGGCGCTCATAAAGATATAGTTTTAGATCGAACTCACTATGGTGAATTAATTTGGCCGCAAGTTTATGGGAGAAAAGCCCTTTTAGATGAAGAGCAAATAGATATTCTTAGAGAAGTAGAAGATTCTGTCGGTGTCCAAAGAATATGGATGACAGATGATAATTTAACTGCACATTGGCAAAGATGCGTAGATAATAAAGAACCTTTAGATAAGGCTCAATTTACTAGAGCTAGAGGACTATATTCCTCTATGGCTCAAAAATATGGTTTTGAGAAAGTTACATTACAAACTTTTGTTAAGCAATTTCCAGACGCTCAATCCATTATAGATCAAAATAAGGCATCTGAATTAGAGTCAAAAACTTTACAAGTCACTACATCTGGCAGCAATACAACTGTTACAGAGGCTGATACTACTAAGCCGATTAGTTCCACTAATTCAAAATATCCATCAAAGACACCACAGCAACATAAACTAGAGGTAGCTAATGCTATCAATGAGATCTTATCAAAAAGAATTCTAAAAACAAAAAATTCAGTGTATGATGATATTGAAAACGAACTAAGAAACTTCCTAAATACAAAATTAGGTAAACTACTTGGCGGTTCGGACTCTAATGAACTCCAATTAACACAAGATGAAATTAAGTTTTATAAAGCTATGTATAAAAAGGCTATTAAAGGAGATTAATAATGAAAGGTTTTCGTGTTCCGCCAAAGACTGACCGTCTTGAGCAATTAGAAACAGAGATGAAGAATTTACAAATGGCTGGGCGTATTTCTCAGATGATGGTTCAGCAATTGTTACAAAACAATAAAGCAATCGGTGAAGATCTTGGTGCTGCTTTAAACCAGTTATATGAATTACAATATAAATACTCTGCTCTACAAAAGCACCTTAATTTAGATGTTAATGCTTTAAATAAAATTGCAAACGAGCAACGTTTGAAAGATTTCGAAGAAGCATCTGTGAAAGCTGATGAGCGTGATGGTTTAGTCTCTGCTGAGACAGTATCTAACGATAGCACTGTTACAATTACATCTACAGCTCAAGATGCAACTGGCACTGATGCAGGCATCTTTAGATCTCGCTTGAAATTAAGCGAATCAGGTTCTCCTGGATTAATCTCATCACTTACTGGTAAAAAGGTTGGCGATAAGGTTACAGTAGAGCTTAACGGTCTTCAACATGAAGTTGAACTTCTTTCTATTAAAGAACCTAAAAAAGTAGAAGAGGTAACTCACTAATGTCTAAGGCACCAATCTGCAAAATGGATAAAAGATGTCCTAGACGTCTAGATGACATGCCAGAGAATTGGTGCCCACTTGCTGTACTTAGATTAAAAGCTATTAGAAATGCAGGTAGAGAGTTGACTGAGGAGGAAGAGTCGCTTCTACCTGGATGCCCCTGGGCAGTTGACCATCAACTTGCCCATTATTGTTTTTTTAAATATTTATCAGAATTCACTTCCGATAAGCAGGTATCGGATATAGAGTTAGCTGCTCTTTTAAATGTATCAGTCGATACTATAAAAAAGATAGAAAAAACAGCCCTCTTAAAAATGAAGAATCATGATTCCTTTAAAGATCTTAAGTCTGATACTGAGCCAGTAGTAACTGGGGATAACTCAGTCGATTATAAGGTGTATAAATAGTATGCTTAATATATTTATAAATAAGAAAAAAATATCGTATGTGCATGAAGACCCAATATGGGTTTTACATAGGTTTCTTATACGCTTGGGGTTAAAGGGTATCAGTGATATTACAATTACATCTACAATACAACCTATAAATGTTTTAGGTAAGCTTGACGTAGAAGAATTTTAAGATACCAACCAAATATCCTCTTTTCTTTTTTATGGCTATTTTATGTATAATTAATAAATGAAGCGCTGCATACACTGTAAAGAAGAAAAACCTAAAAATGAATTTAATTCAAGTCATTCTTGTAAAGATGGACTTACGCCGGCTTGCAAGTCTTGTTTAAAAACACAAAGAAAAAAGCGAGAGCTTAAGAATACTGTTTCTGTTCAAAAAAAGACCTGTGTTAGGTGTAATATAATAAAGATGGCAGACAGCTTTATCCATAATAAATCATCTAAAGATGGTTTAAATGGTTGGTGTAGGGCCTGCACTAAAGATGCCAACTTAAATAAGAAATATGGAATCACTCTCAATGAGTACGAAGTGATGTTAAAAGCCCAGAATTCACGTTGTGCTATTTGTGACACCCCAAATCCACTAGGTCCCACTAATGAATTTGTGGTAGATCATTGTCATAAAACCGGTAAAATTCGCGGTTTATTGTGCAATCATTGCAATACTGGCCTAGGTAAATTAGGTGATTCTGTTGAGACTTTAGAAAAAGCGTTAAGATATTTAAAAAGTATTGTTTAGGTCATAGCTCAAAGTTGTAGTAAAATAAAGCTATGGCTAAGAAAAAAGCATTAAAAATTGATATGATAGCTGGTTCTCAATTGAGGGATACTCAAGGTGAGATGTTATCGGTTGAAGGTGCCGACATCTCTGAGCTCCTCGCTGGGCGAGGTCGCATTAATGATAATCATGGAAAAGGATTTTTTAATGCAATCGGTCGTGTGACGGGGGCTAAGAAAATTTTTAAACGCGAGGACTGTGATTCTCCTCGTCATGAATACTATTGGAATAAAGTTAAAGCTCCATATATTTATGTTGAGGCTGAGCTTTTTGACGATGAAGATCATCCTAATGCTAGAGCTGCTGCAGCTATATTAAGAAACATACACAAAGCAGATACACCTTTAATGATGAAGGCTTCTGTTGAAGGTGGTGTTGTTGCAAGAGGTATATCTGATCCATCTTTATTGGCTAGAACTAAAATACATTCTGTAGCTCTAACTTTTACACCTGCAAATAATAATACATTAGTAGAACCATTGAGTCTAGAAAAATCAGACGCAGATGAATCTGATATGTTATTAATTAAATCAGTGATGCATTTAGCGGAAACTAATGTACCCTCTTTCCGTCACATAGTTCGTGATGCGTCTGCTACTAAAGTGCAAAATAATTTATTAAAATTAGTAGACCTAATGAAAGAATTAGGAATAGAGGGTGAAATTAACATACCTTCTAAGCAAAAAATTCTTGAAAAAGCTATTGAGCAAAAGATTCAAAATAATGTATCTAAAATACATGAAATGATGACACTGCTACGTGAAGATGAGCAGTTAGATAAAGGTTTAAAAGAAAAAGTTGGTGCAGCTATTGTTGGCGCAGGATTAGTTATGTCTCCATCTAAAATGGAAAACATTAATACTCCCGCTCCTCAAACTCATCAAGAAGTTAAGCGTAAACCTTCTTCAGAAGAAGTTTATCAAGATGTTGCTTCAAAAAATCCAATGTTAGGTGCTATTGGAAAGATCGAATCGTCTGGTGGAAAAAATTTAAAACATGAGATGATGAATAGTGGTATTCATAAAGGTCATACAGCCGGTGGAATATTTGGAATGATGCCACATTCTGCGGCTTTTATTATTAAAAAAGACCCAGATCTTGCTGAAAAATATCCAGAATTAGCTGAAGCAGCTAAAAATATTAATAAAAATCACATGAAGTTTACAGAAGCTCTAAACAATGATCCTTCTTTAGCGGCTGACTTTGCTATATCTATGTATAATAGAAACAAAGGCAAAACTAAGAGTAAGCATCAGCTTGCTTATAGTTGGTATAATGGTTTAAAAGGTTCTTGGAACACTTTAAAAGAAGGTGGCCATAAAGCAATCGAATCTCATCCATATGTTCAAAAAGTTATGGAAGAGTATAAGAATATGCAACCTAAAAAAGTTGAACAAAAACAAAGCCTTAATAAGGCTTTAATGGCTGGTTACGGTGGCGCTGGTGCACCTACTTCTAGGACTGGTGCTTCTGTAATACAAGCAGAATCCTTAGATACTAAGCCAGGTTTTAAGTACGTTTGCTGCGATAATTGTGGAAAAGAGCAAGTGTATGCAAAACACCAGGTAAAATGTAGGGACTGTGGTCACAGTATGAGTTTTGAAAAGCTTTATTCTGTGATGCGTGGTGGCAAATAGGTATAAGTAAAGGTAACAGCCACGTGTTTAACTAAAGGCATGTGGTATATTAAATAAATATTGAGTCAAACTCAAGATAATTAAAAGGAGATTAAACTCATGGCAAATTCTGCTGCAATTCTTCAAAAACTTGCGCGCAATGCGAAGATGCTTGGATTGACTGTGAATTCACAAAGTCAAACAGCTGTCGTTATTGAAAACGGATCGAACGATCTAACAATTGAATATGTTAGTGCTTCTTTCAGCCCTGCGGTTGTTGGTGGTGTTGATAGTTCAGTTTCTCCATTCTTAGGAATTGGAGTTGGTAACCCTGGAAAAATTCGCATTAAATCTGCTGCTAATGCTGCTGGTACTATTGCGGACGTTTTAGATTCTGTGGTTGCTGCGAAAGTTTTAGCAATGTGTGCATCTATGGCGAACGATATCGCTCTTGAAAATAGCGATGCATCTTTTTCAGCTGTAGTGCGTGGACATAGTGATCTTATTGGAATGGGCGAGTAATCGTCTAAACTAAGGAGAAAACGATGGACGCAAAATTAACTAAAAGCTTAACAGACTTAATCGACGAAACTCTCCAAGAATTGGACGAGTTACGTAAGTCTCGTTTTGCTGCTGCTGAGATCAAGATCGAAGGACCGGGCGATGGTATCGACGGAAAACCTTCTGATGGTGATCTTCATGCAAAAAAAGCAGAAGACGAGAAAGACGAAAAAGACGAAGATAAAAAAGAAGACATGGATGAAGCTAAAAAGGGCGAGAACGAAGCCGCTAAAGCTGAATGCATGGATAAAAAAGAAGATAAAAAAGATGAGGACAAAAAAGATGAGCCTCATAAAGACGACCCTGAGCATGAAGAAAAAGAAAAGAAGATTGCACAAAAACTTCTTGACATGCACAAGGCTGAACTTAAAAAGTCTTCTGATGAATCAGAGTCTTTAATGAAGTCTTACGTTGAAGAACGTGTTAGACCTCTAGAAGATAAACTATCTACAATCCTTGACTTAGTCAATAAGATTGCAGATCAACCTGTTGCTCCTAAGGGAGTTTCTGCAAGAACTGCTCCGTTGTTTAAATCAGCGGATGAAGGTGCTGCTGAGCCTCTTTCAAAAGCGCAAGTTGCTAACAAATTAATTGAACTTAAAAAGTCAGGCGTTAAAGTAAGCTCAGATGATGTTATCAAAGCTGAAATGGGCCAAAACTTAGAACAAATTATTAAAAAATACGAGATTTCGTAATCAAAGGAGAGAACGAAAATGATGACTGATGCAGTTAATCAAATTCTACAGGGGCTAGATCAAGGTCTCGTTTCGCAAAGCGAAGTCGAAGCGTTGAATAAAGCCATCACTGCTGGGTACGGCGGTGCAGGAAAACCAACGGACCTTACTTATGGTGGTGTCCTTCAAGCTGAATCGTTAGAAGCAACATTGAAAAGTGTTACTTTTGACATGAAAAATTTGAAGATGTGGCCAGCTATCTCCGTTGATAAAGCTTACAATCTTTTCGAGCAATACAATCGCTTGATCTCTTATGGATCTGATTCAGCTCCATATATCGGCGAAGGTGGAGCACCAATCGAAGAAGATTCAACTTACGTACGTGACGGTCAAAAGATCGTGTTCTTCGGAACTCGTCGTAAAGTTTCTCACCAAATGACTTTGGTTAGAACTACTGTCGGCGACATCGTAGCACAACAAGCTAAAGAAGGTACTATGCACCTTTTGAAAAATGTTGAGCGCGAAATGTACTGGGGACATGCTCACTTCTTAAACCGTCTTGACGGTGCTAACGATGGATCAGATGCTTCTCTTCCTTCAAACAGCATTGCAATGTCTGGTATTTTAAAACAACTTAAAAAGGGTGACACAGACGTATTAATGCGTTCTGGTGACTTCGAAGGTTACGGAGATGCTCAATCTATCTCTCAAGATCTTGGTGGTCAAGTAATCGCTCAAGACGATATCGAACGTCTTGCAGTTATCGCTCTTGAGAACTTCGGTTCTCCATCAGAATTACATATCGAACCAGCTGCTTTATCAGCTTTCGTTAAGCAATTCTATCCTCAGTTCCGTTCTGCTCCTGGTTTATCTGGCCAAACTGTTGGTTATGATGTATCAAGCATGACTACAACTGCTGGTAAAATCGATTTCAAACCAAACTTGTTCTTAAGACCACGTGCTGGTGCTAGAGCATTAGCGGTTTCAGCTTTAGCTCCTCAACCAGGTGCGTTAGCTATCGCTTCTGCGGCTGCAGGTACTGGATCAGCTTTAGCTGCTGGTACATACCAAATTAAGGTTACTCTTGTGAACGATGCTGGCGAATCTATCCCAGTTCAAGGTGCTGCTGCTACTGTTACTGCTGGTCAAAATATTGACTTGACAGTTTCTGGAATGCCTGCTGGCGTTAAATACATTAAAGTGTATATGTCAGCTGCTGGTGGTGCTGTTGGTTCTGAGAAATTTGTTGGTAACTTTGCTAACCAAGGTAATACAACTTACCGTTTAGCTGGTCGTAAACAAGCTGGTCTTGGTGAGGCTTTCTTACTTGATATGTCTGCTGAGTGCATGAAATTCAAGCAATTAGCTCCATTAAGTAAAATCAACTTCGCTATCGTTACAACTGCTCTTGAGTTCGCGATTGTTATGTACGGAGCATTATTCGTATATACTCCAAGGTTCAACTGTCTTTTCGAAAATGTGGGTCGTTAATTGTTGAATTAAATCAACTACTTAAAAGGCTAGAGAAATCTAGCCTTTTAATTTATGTAAGTCTTATTCAAAAACGTAGTATAATAGAATTATGAAAAATTGTAAGCGCTGTAATAAAGAAATTTTGAGAAATAATTATTGTGGAAAATGTTATACTTTAAATTTTCGTGAGCGTAATCCAGGTCGCATGGAAGAGTTATGCGCTCAATACTATGAAAACAACAAAGATCATGTAATTAAAAGAGTTAAAAAATATAACAAAGATAATGTAGAGCGCCAAGCAAAGAATCATGCTCGATGGATCAAAAACACGAATTATGACATGAATCGTTATAATTCTGATGTAAACTATAAACTCATTAAAATTCAACGAGCCCGTATTCGTAACGCCCTCAAAGGTCTCAATAAATCACAAACTACTCAAGAATTAATTGGTTGCACTATAGAAGAATTAAAAGCTCACCTAGAATCTCAATTTGAATCCTGGATGACTTGGGAAAATTATGGAAAATATGGCTGGCATGTCGACCATATTATTCCTATATCTAAGTTTGACCTTACTGATGAACAACAGCTTAAAGAGGCTTGTAATTATAAGAACTTAAAACCAATGCATTGGCGAGCTAATATAGTTAAGAGAGATAAAGATGAAATTTGAGATAAAGCCAATTCTTAGAGCAAATAATAAGAATTTACAAGAAACTGAAAAGTTATTAAAATTATTATCTAAGCTTTTATATAATGGTGATGATTTAGCTGTTCAATTTAATGAAAATGGAAAACAAAAGTTTGTTAAGCGATGGTTTGCTGCTGGTTGGCACTCTGTTGATCTATAGTGTTTAGGTATAACTTATGGGATCAAAAGAAATCGATAAACTTTATGGACAGATATCTCTGTTATTAATTCTCGATAAATTAAAAATATGTTCTGATTATTGTAATGATATGTGTTGGCACTTAAATGCTGAGATCTCTATAATTAGAGATGCTGAACAAGAGTTATTGGAACGATATCTGGTATAATTAACTTATGTTTGATAATAGTGAATTAGAGCAGTTCTGCAATGAAGAGTTAATGAAGGCAAAGCCTAATTATAATGCTATTCAGGCTCTATTAAGAAACGCTGCAATGTTACACGATGAAGGTGTAACAGAAGAGCAAAAGCAACAAGCTTTAGCTAATATTAAAGCCATCACACATGGTCCTCAACCCAAACAGAAAAAAGTAAAAGAACCGAAAGCAGTTCAACCTGCAGTTCAACCTGTATCGCAACCGCAACAGACCCAACAAGTCCAACCAAAAATAAAATACAAATATTCTCCTCTATATGGTCAACATTACGGTGTGACAGAAGAAATGTGGAATAAAAATCCACAAGCTCATGAGGGATTATTTACTCATCATCAAGAAGTTATGGCTGGAAAACACCCTAACTTAATGCATATTAAGACTGCAGTAGAACAACAAAAAGCTAGTATGGCAAAGAGTGTTCAAAACTTAATGTCTCTCTTTAAAGAGCTTAAGAAACACCTTTAAGATTAGGATAGTATAATTTATAAATGAGATTTCCAACGCTTCTTCTTGTAGAAGGTAAGCCTATTTATAGACAAGATTTGCATTATTTAGGTAATGCAGCAGGATGTGTTTCTTTAGTTTTGTTGGCTTTGTTAATTAGATTAAAAGTTACTAAAACAGTAGCTTTTCCAGATTGGCAAAAAGTTTCTTAATTATTACTTTTTAATATGTTTTCTAAACTTTCTAAAGGTTGTAAATTATTGAGTGACCAGCTTTCAATAAAATCTTTATCTGTAACTTCTTTATAAGAAAATAAACTATCTGCTTTTATATGATCTATTTGCCAAGTTTTTCTGTGCGGTGAATAAAGTCCATGATTTTCCCAGTTCATCCATGGTTCAAACTGAGATTCCAAATGCTTCATTAATTCATGAATAGTGTATGGTAAGTGTCTAAAAATACCCTCTTGTTTTTCTAAATTTCTATGTTTAAATCTAGAATTAATATTAGCTTTCATAGAGTTGTATATCTTCTTTTGTTCTTGTGATTTCTTAGTGTATTTCTTTGCATGGCATTTAATGCAGACTCTATTAGCTTCATTGTGAATCTTAAAGCCTCTATCACATCCACATCCACTACATGTCATCTTATATAGACGTTTATTTCTTTTATTTAGTATAAAGTCTTGGTAATCTACATTGCTGTAGGTTGTTCTAAATTTAGTTGGATCCTGTTTGTGGCCTTGCATTGGGTTGCCAAATTGTTTTATGCGTTTTTTAGCTCGACATGAACCACATAAGTGTGATGGTTTTTTAATTTTAAACCCATCCTCTTTATTGCAAATATCACAAAAAGTGAGATATTTTTTATTATTGAATGTTTTTTTAGTTTTGGGATGTGTAAAAGGAATTACAATATATTCGTTACGTTTTTGCATACTTCTATTTTAACATAGAAGGTGCTTAAGGTCTATCTAAAGTATAATAATATAAGGAGTTATATGAAAAAAGCTAAGTACATAGTGATTGAGGGAGTGGAGGGGGTTGGGAAAACCACACAAACACAGAAACTCGTTGATCTCCTACGATCACAAGGATACACGGTATTGCAAACAAAAGAACCGGGATCTGAACATTCGCCCCTGACAATGACTCTCAGAGGGATCATGCTGGATAACAAATACGATGCCGAGATGACTAGACCTGCTCGTGAATTTATATCTCAGGCAATTCGCTCAATTCATTTAGAAAAAGTAATCGTACCTAATCTCTATAAATACGACTTTATCATTCAAGACCGCGGTATCCTTAGTGGATATGCTTACGGTAAAGGTTGTGGAAACTCTTGGAAAGACCTATACTCTATGGCTTGTCAAAACGTAGATTCTGCTGATGAAGGACATGATGTCTTCTCTTTAAGACCTGAGCTCATTTACGATAAGGTAATATATCTTCGTGGTAATGCTTTATCTGGTTTAGCAAAAGCAAAAAGCGCTAAACAAGAATTTGAAACAGGTGACGCTATGGAATCTAGAGGAAATGATTTCATAACTAACGTATCTAAAAACATGGAAGATATGTCTTCTAGATTTCATACTGTTAGAATAGATGTGGATAATAAAAACATAGAACAAGTTCATTCAGAAATTCTTAATGCGCTCGGATTGGAGAAATAATGTCGAAGAAAAAGAAAACAAAGAAACAGCCAGTCCAACAATCTGCTCCTAATAAAGGTCCAAAAGTTCTTCTATTTGATATAGAAACTGCTCCGATCTTAGCTCATGTTTGGGGATTGTGGGAAAACAATGTATCATTAAATCAAATTATTCAAGATTGGCATATCTTAAGTTGGAGTGCTAAATGGCTACATGATACACCAGATAAGGTCATGTATAAAGATCAAAGAAATGCAAAGAATATAGAAGATGATTCTGCTATATTAAAAGATATTTGGACTCTATTAGATCAAGCTGATGTTGTTATTACTCAAAATGGTATTCAGTTTGATAGGAAGAAGATAAATGCAAGATTTATAATGAACGGGTTTCAGCCACCTAGCTCATATAAACATATCGATACTAAAGTTATTGCATCTAAGCACTTTGGCTTTACTTCTAATAAGCTAGAGTATATGACAGATAAATTAAACACTCAATATAAAAAATTAAAACATAATAAATTTCCGGGCCATGAATTATGGAGAGAATGCCTAAAAGGCAATCTAGAAGCTTGGAAAGAGATGGAACAATATAATAAGCACGACGTTCTAGCTCTAGAAGAATTATTCTATAAATTAATTCCTTGGGATAACTCTATTAATTT